ACATTTGAGGATGGTCCCCCAAATTCTCCTCTGATATCGTTTAACGATAAAGATCCGCTACTAGGTAAAGTCATACTGTCCTCGCTTCTTTAAAATAAACTAGACCTTCGTCAAAATCAAGTACATGAGGATTCTTTAACAAATCTTCTGGTGTTACCGCGCCCATACGTGCCCAGTTGGTGTGGCCATATTTGTTTTTACACAATTTATCTACTTGCTCAGAAGTAAGATTAACAAATAAATCAAGCTCCTGGTATGGAGCTCCCGTATCTTCTGGTATCCACTCTATTTCAAATTCTTCTGTAGGCACTTTTCGTTATCTCTTTCCATTTGTTTTATTTTATTATCACGATGTTGTTTATCACTGAACACTCGTTCAGTATGTTTCTTGATATACTCAATATCAGCGTCTGTAAAAAATTTGTTCATGTTGCGTTTCTTGCGCGCTTTGGCAAGTGTACGACTCATTCTTTCATTGCATACGGATCCGTAGACAATTCTCGCTGTCTTTTCTCCGGCTGCTTGCCCATAATAATCTCTTCCATGTTCTTGTGCAGGTAGTTTGCCATCTGACCAATAACATTGTCTTGTGATAGTGTGTCGACTAATTCTTTCAATGACTCACCGTGTTGCAGACATCTTGATATAAGTTTACCACTTGCACGTAGTTCTCTATCTAAATAAGAATCTGTTGGTTTTAGTTTAATCCAAAAAGCCATAGGCGTGAGCCCTGTTTTGTTTGCTGTATAATCTAGAATACCCACAACCCTTCTACCATCAATCGGTAGAGCGAAAGTTGCACTCATCATCCTATTCGGAATCTCTTTTCTCACCTTGTTCTCCTTATTCAAAATCATTTTTGTGTTCCTCGATAAATTGATACAAGTCGATATTAGTCTCCTTCACCTGTTCTATCTCGCGCCACATTGTGTCTATAGTGTTCTCTAATTTAACGATATATCTAGAATTTACAATAATAACTATTAAACAAATAAATATTGTTAGACCTGCCAACAAAAAATTAATGTACGCTTTTAGTTCCGTAAGTATTTTCTTCATTTTGAATTAACTCCTCTAGTTTTTGTTCCCACATTCGTTTCCATTCTGGGTCTTTAGCTCTTTCAGCTACTTTTTTTAATGAAGACACCCTCACTAAAAATATTATATATTCTTCGTCTTTAGGCATTTATGCTCCTTTCGGCCATTTCATTTGATAAGCTTTTTGTTTACCATATGCATTGCTCCAGTGATGCCATTCATCGTAAGGCTTTGGAATATAGTCCCAAGATGAGAACATTAGGCTAATTCTATAACTATGCAAGAAACCAGCGGCGCTATGGTTTGAATTAACCGCGTGGTAAATAGGTTTGTTAAAAAATACTAAATGATTTTCTTTTGGTTTAATCTCAAGTTGCCTGCTCATATCTAAAGGTTTATAGCCTAAGTCTAAAACAGGTCTTCCTGGAACATACATGTTGTGGGGTAGTAAAACAAGTTCTCCACCTTTTAAATTGGGGTCTACTTTTACAAATAGTATGTGTGTATTTAAAGGAAACTCTTTTGGTGCTTCTGGTGGGTCTTCTTTATAACCATGTTCAACACAATAGTTTTTTAAAAAAATCTCATTAGCGTCAACATGCCAGGGAGTAAGTTGATCTTTTCTTATGTTCCTCATCCAATATTCTACATGATTATCTTGACCTATGAGTTTTACTATTGCTTTTTCTATTTTGTTTCTAGGAGGAACATCTTTAGGTTTAAAGTTATAAGCTGGCCAATCTCCTACAGAGTCGCCAATATATTCTTGCAACTCTTCAAAGTCTCTTTGGCTTAAAACATTTTTTGCATATTTAATATGTTCAAAACTTTCTACCATCCGTACTCTTCCTCTGGATCCATTATATTTTCTTCGCTTTCTTATGTATTGCCTCACGACCACCCTCTATATTTATACGAGTTTGGTTTTTCGGCAGCATTACATAACCATTATGTGTTATTACTTCACCACCCATATGCATAAATTTTTCTTCGCATTGTGGACAATCTAGTTCCTTTTTTTGCACTTTTATATACCCGTTACCATCACAACGAGGACATATAGCTCTAACGCGCTCTACCATTTTTCTTTTTTACTTCTTTATCTAATAAAAACTCTATTACTTTCTGTATACTAACAGGAACCTCAAAACGGTTTTCTGCTAATGTTTTCAATTGATTATGTGTAGCCACAGAGACTGACACTGATTTAAAACTGCTTATATCTGGCATGTTTCTTTCTCCTTGTTGTGTTATTATATGGGATTATATACAGCAATTATTATATTTGACAATAGTTTATTTTAAATTATTATACAAAAATCTCTCTCACCTTCATATGTCGGGTGTTTTTTATTCCTTTAGCATCCGACATTAAGATATATCTCCCCAACAACTACCTTTCTCATAGTCAATTTTATTTGGAACGCTAAGCTCTACTGCGTTCTCCATTATTTCAATAATCTTTTCAGCCTTTTCAGGTGACTCAACAGAAAAATCTAGTTCATCATGTATCTGTATGTGAGGTATGATCCCTTCTTTCCACAAATCAACCATAGCTTTCTTTGTCATGTCTGCTGCTGATCCTTGTATTAATTTGTTTAATGCTTTGTAAGTAAAGGCTCTTTTAATTCCCGGGCCATGTTCCCTGAGAGCCTCTGCATGGGGCAATGGCTTATGTATTCCATAAGAGCGAGGCTGCCATAGATCAAAGTGACAAACCCTACCACCTATCGTTCTAATCTTACCACTGTCTTCTGCCCGTCTAGAAACTGCTTCGGATATCATCTTAACAAACGGGGCATTAGAGTGATAATTTTTTATCAACTCTTCAGCCTCGTCTATCATTAATCCTAGTTCCGACATTAATTTGTTTTTACCCATACCATACATGATACCAAGGTTAATTGTTTTAGCCTGCTTACGTTCAATACCAGCCATCTCAGCAATCATCTCATGGAAGTCTGCTTCGCCTTTGTTATATGCATCTACAATCGTTCTTGAGCCTTCTAAACCTAATATGTGTGCGTAGTGTACTAGTATTCTAGGCTCTTGTTGACTGTAGTCAAAGCAGCCCCAGTGTGTTTTCTCTTCTGGAATAAATATACCACGTATCAATGGCCCTAATGTTTTATGTCTTGCAGGTATCTGTTGAAGATTGGGATTACTGTAACTAAAACGACCGGTTACAGTACCCCCATCATCAGACCTAATCTGATTTATATCACTATGTATTCTACCTTTGTGTTCATGCTTTAATATTGTCTCAATAAAAGTTGTATTCATTTTATTTAACTCACGACAATTAACAATCATTCCTGGTAGTTCGTGTGGATGTTCTTTTAAAAAGTTTTTTGTAAATGTAGGATTACCTTCTTTAGTTCTTTCATAACTAATCTTTAATTCATCAAACGCTTTAGCTACAGAAGCTGCAGACCATATCTCTATGTCAAAACCAACTAAACCTATCATGTCTTTTCTAATTGATTTTTCAGAAGACTCTAAAGACTTTCTAAGCGCAGCAGCCTTATCTAAGTCAACTCTTACTCCTCTAAATTTCATGTCAACTAATGCAGGAAACAAATCAGTTTCCATATTAAATATTTGCCATAGATCTTGCTGTGTTAATTCATGTTTCATTGCTTGCCACAATTTTAAAGTAGACTCAGCGTCCTGTTCTGCATACTCACCAACATACATTGCTGGCATTCTCCACATCTCAGACTTAGGGTTTACACCCCAGGCCTTTGCTGCTTCTTGTAATAACTTTTCGTTTTTACCTATACCTGTATATTGTTTTGCTAGACCATCTAATGTAAAACCCCAACGATTTTCATCGACTAAACTTGCCGCTATCATTGTGTCATAGATTCTACCATTAATATTTAGACCTGCAGAGCGTATCCAAGATACATCGTACATTGCATTGTGAAATATTTTATCCGAGTCTGTTTTTAATAGTTTTTGAAACCATCTCATAACTACTTTCTTATCAAGACAACCTCTATTGTCTTCATGCGCTATAGGAAAGTATCCTTTCCAACCTTCAACAGCTACAGCTATTCCAACTATCTCTCCATCGCCCCGTACAGAACCTGATCCCATTTTTAATAGATTAGGGTCTCTTGTTTCTAAATCGATTGCAATTTCTTTGTGGCCAGTTAAATCTGGCAAAGATGTTGGTGGCACCCAATCAGTATCTGGTGCAAATAACGGAGGCTGTATTTTTCTCAACTATAATCTCTTTCGATAATCATTTCTATGTAATGTATCGCCTTCTCTAGATCTTGTTTACCGCTTCCCTTATGCGGGTGTCTCATAATATACTTTATAGCATTTCCTTCAGCAAATAACAAATTGTTTTTATTGATGAATTCCGCTGGTTGTATCTTATAATGGTTGTAATGACTACCCCCGATTTGTTTTTTTAATGATTTCATTGTACTAACCCTCCTGAAAAATACATCTTTCGTTCCGGACGTTTTTGTCTTTCAATATATTTTTCTATAATAATTTTGCAATCTTCAACTCTAATGTTACTTTTCCTATCGTTAAAATCCCAACGACAAAAAACAATATTATTTTTTGTGTAACCAACATCAGAGTCAAACCTATCAATAGACAATAAATCTGGTGGTGCTGAATGTTTTTTCTTTGCTCCTTTAACAGCAAGTTTTCTAACTATGCGAAAAGGTTTACCTGTATAATAACAATTCCAACCATATTTTTTCTTATGCTCTTCCCATAACTCAAAAAACTCTTCACGTGTTATATCGTTTTTTAATGACTGCAGTTTTCCCTTTCCCCTTTTTTTAAGGTCATTCCATTTTGAAATTAAAAAACCATTTTCAGTATTTAAATACTTAATGTTTTGTTCTCTACGGTCTTCTTTGTTTTTGTAAGGCATTAAAGTATATAGGCCCTTTCGTAGTTTCTTGGTTCTAAAATATGTAGTTCTTGTTTTGCTCTTGTAACAGCAACGTAAAACAATCTATGTAACTCATCTGGATCGACGTCATTGTTGTCTACAGCTGTTTTAGTTATGTCTGGTAAAACTAAAACATTATCTGCCTCACCACCTTTAGCTCCGTGTATTGTTGACATTGTTATACGTGGTGTCTTTGTAATCTTTTCACTATTGGCTAACATATTTCTTATGTAGTTTTCTCTGTACGTATCTAAACCTGCAAAAGCTTTGTACCAAACATCTCTAGTTTGTAATCCATGTTCCGCGACGCACTGTTCACTAGTATATCTAAAATCTGAATGAAAAGTTTTACCTTTTTTATATCCCTTTGCTACGTTGTCACCTAGATACGAATACAAATTCTTTAACTGTAATAAATTTAGTTCCTGTTCTGATTCTCTCCACGCCTCCCAGTTTTGAATAGCCATAAGTAAATCTACAGGTATAGAGTTTCTACCTTTATGTGAGAAATACCATCCTTGCAGTTCACATAAGTCTTTAATATCATCTAAAAAATAATTTGCAGACGCCAGCACTAGCCACTCGCCTTCGCTCATGTCCACTTGTGTGATGTCTGAATACCTATTCAATTTACCTGTAGTAGATTTAGGTTTGTATTCTTTATCATACCTGTTCTCTACTCTTTGTATTATGCTTTGTGATAGCTCATGTATAGGTCCACCAGGAATACGATAGGATTGATCTAGAACTGTGATATCGTCAACTTCGTCCCTGAGCGCGATGAAATGATCCACATCGGCGCCTGCCCATCTGAATATAGCCTGGTCATCATCACCTGCGATGTAAGTCTTATCAGCTCTGCTCCAGAGGGCTCGTACCATTTTCCATTGGAGAGGAGATAAATCTTGGGCCTCGTCAATGAAGAGGACAGTAAACCCTGGAGCCACATCTTCGACAATAAACCTGTGTAACATATCTCCATAGTCTATAAGACCTTTTTCTTTTTTATACCTAGTTAATTCTCTATCTAAAAGATACAGCGTATCTCTTTCTATATCAAGGTAATGTGTGTTCTCGTCATACACATCCATTAAATCTCTGTCAGTTGCTCTAGCTTTTTCTATAAGTTGTAGATACTCATTATCAGATGTAAACGTGCCGTCTTCTTCACTGTTGTATACCTTCTTTATTGTAATAGGTATGCCACACTTACTGCCAAAATCTTTATAGTCAGCTGACTGCATGACTCTAGACTTACTGAGACCTAGCGCACCAAACGCCAGTGAATGTAATGTTCTAAAATATGGAAAGTCTTTTTCATCTAGACCAAACTTTTCTACTGCTCTTTGTTTTGCTTCGTTAGCTGCTTTCTTTGTAAAAGAAAAATAACCAATTCTTTTAGTATCAACACCAGACTTGATAAACTCATCTACTAAATCTAATAGTGTAGTTGTTTTACCTGTACCTGGTGGTCCTAAAATAATTGTTTTCATTTATCTACGTTCCCATGATAGACAATTACAACCGCTGTACAGTTAGGACATGATAAGTTTGTCATGATCATATGTTGCTCTTCATCGTTGTCTTCCCACTCAGTGTCGTGGTCACCACCCCATATTAATTCGTGATTGCAGCTCCAACACTTCATTAGAAAGGTGTCTCCGTATATTTCTCTTGAGTTACATCTACGTCATACTTTGTCATAGCTTTTATCTTAACAACCCTAGGAGTTTGATTCTTTAGTTTCATTCTTATTTCATCTACAAAAGAATCTAATTGTTTAATTAAATTACCTGTCTTAATCTTATCAACTTCCCAGTTGTTTCTTTTTGCAAAACTAAAGAAGTCATCCATTCTAAAATGTGTAAACCCTTCTTCATCGGTCCACGCTGATTTATTCAGTATGTCTTCTTTCTTTCTCGCTTGTGATCTGTGAATTGTAAAGTCATACAATAAGTTTTCTAACTGCTCGTTATGCTTCAATGATTCTAGTGGTTCTATTTCTTCCAAACTATTCATCAATGCTTTTAAATATATCTCTCTCCAATCTTTTGCCTTAGGTATCGGAGATACAATGTTTGCTTGATCTAATACTGCTATTGCAAACAAATTAGGATTGTGCAACTGCTCTGTCTTAAGTTCTATTCTTTTACCTGCCACATTTAAAAACCATTGTGGTGGATTAGAGTTTATCTTTGTTAGTGTATCCATCTCTGGCATTTGCTCTTCTTCAAAACCTACACCAAACTTTTTAGTTCTACATTTTGCAGGATTACATACTCCACATATCGGTTGGTCTTTACACCTGTACTTGTCATAGCCACGTTTACCAACAGAAGCCATCAATGCTTTTACTTCCTGGAAACCTAATGGAGGATTCATCCATTTAGAATTATCCTCTAAAACTTTATCTTCCCAGTTATCCGGGTTAGCTTGTTTATGATATACAGCTACGTTAAACAATGCATTATTACGCGATCCTTCACCAAAACCTTCATCAGCTAATGTGTTTAAACAAGGTGGACCATCCTTAAAAGCTTCGTTAGTTTCTAACTTCTGCTTTACAACTATTGACTGTACTTCTTCTTTAGTTTGTGACCACTCGTCGTATATAGAATAGAACTCTTCTAAAGTAGCTGCTTCACCACCTGCTTTAAAAGTATATCTAAGTCCTTCTATGTCTCCATGATATGGTAAGTTTAAAAAGTTTCCTGTATCTCCACGCTCCACGAGTATCTCTGTCTGTTTAGGAAATATCTCACTACCTCCAAAACCTAACGCATCAGACATAGCTTTTAGTTTTGATTGCATCAACGATGCAGATATAAATTCTTTTGTAAATAGAAACAAATGTGCGCCACCAGACTTAGACCTAAATGTGACTAAAGGAAAACCTAATCCTTTTATATTTCTCATGATAGCCATGTGGTCGAGATTGTATTGATCAACATCAATACAACCCCAACGACATTCATTGTTTTCGTTAATAGGTATTACACCTAGAGCAGGATCTTTCCCGTCTATGTGATCTTGCCAAAAATGATCTGGTATTGGTTCTCTTTTAATAAATGCTTTACCAACAGCTTTACCTTTGTCTGTTGTTTCACCTGATAATATTAATTGTCCGTAGGCACTATTATTGCCTTCAAATATATCCTTAAATTTTTGCATACTCTTTATTGTACTCTCTTTGATACTCTCTTACTTTGTCTCTATTTTTTTCTCTATACTCACGATAGTATTCGCGAGTCTTTCTTCGCTTATATTCTTTTCCCTCCGGACTGTCTAGAATTAAATTAATTCGCTCTTTCAGCCGTTTATTTTCTTTTCTTAACGTATCCATCGTCTTCTTACGATAGTAACGCATTTGATAAAATGATTCTCTGCTTCTTTTCATAATAAAAATATGTTCCGGGCAGGGGGAGGTGCCCGGAACATCATGGTTAATTAAAACGGTACTTCGTCTTCTGACTTAGTACTGTCATTACCATGCTTTGCCTTGACGTCTCCCGTAGACACACTCTCAGCAAAACTTTTTGCGGACTCATACAAAGCTTTGTTTTGTACAGGTCCAACCTTAGTTACATTCCAACCAAACCAAGTTCCTTTATCGTTCGATTGTTCTACTGTTTTAAGGTTATACACGTGACTGTAAGCCGCCGGTGTAAACAAACCATTTTTACCTTCTAGTTTGATACTGGCCATCATAGCATTCCAACTACGACTTACTTTAAGTTGCGTTGACTTCATAGAAATCAATGCTGTCTGCATATCTTCAGTCAATACAAAGTATGACGCTGTGTTCTCAAGATAGTTCCCATTGTCTAGTCTATCTTTATAACCTGCATCACGCTTAGCTTGCTTGATGATACCACTGTTGGCCGCATGGATTGCAACAGGAGCACTTGTGCCCTGTCCTCTATCTGACCACTCAACATACTCACGTTTATAATAACATGGAATTATGTTGATCCCCTTCTCACCATCATATGTCTGCTTAGTCACGGTATTGAATATCATACCTGGCTCTGCGCCTTCTACATACTTGGCATCCCGTTTGTTTGTCTCGGGTGACAGTTGTCCTAACACACGTAAGAATGGTAATGCATAATCTTCCGCACCCATTTCTCCTATCGCTGTGTTAGCGTCTTGTTCGAACATGCTCGCTAGAGCTACGTCCGTCTTCTTTTTTTCTGCTACTTGGTTCATGGTTCTTTTCTCCTTATTCATGATTTCCGGCTAATTTTAGTTTGATCCTTCACAAAAGTGTGAAAGAAATCAGAGGGCATATCGAGGCCGGCCTCGATACGCTCCCTGTAGAGTGCTTTCAAAGTCATAGGTTCTACCTTCTGCTTCTGCGAAGGTTCATAACCTTCTCGCACTGCAAGGCCGATTAGTTCATCTGCCTTGTTATCCTCGCCCTTCCCGAACTGTACAGAAACCTCATTTTTAATAAGATCACCCAGTTCGTTTTCACGAAGCCAGTTGTAAGCTAATTCCATTGCATCTTTTTTTACTGTGCAACTGTAGGATTTTTTTACTTCAACCCCACTACCATCAGCTAATTTCAAAGACGACAACCCTTGCTCTGCTAGCAAATTAGGTATCACCTCTGAAGAAATTTTATCGGCTGCTTCTTTTTTGTTTTTTATCTTTTCTTCTAGTTCAGCTATTTCATTTTCGAACGCCTGTAACTCTAAACAATAGTCAGCCAATGTTTGAATATCTGTTCTTTCTATTAAATTTTGTTGATCATCTTCCAGATCATCTAATGTAAGTGTGCTCACTCTATTTCTCCTTTATTATATATGTCTATTCTTAGGGGATAATATCTTCTCTCTTGTCTATCCCATTTCAAGAGATTAAATTGTCCTTGCGTAATGTCACTAACAATAGCAGTAGACAATCCAATAATTGAAGGATCACCCGTACATAAAATATAATCATCGGGCTTAAAGTCCTGTAAATTTTTTCTCATCTTTCTAATAAAAGGTGCTGTGCTGTAAAGCATATTATCTGTTGATGGTAAACAAATTACTAAATATCCAAAATCAGATGCACTTAAAATATTTATTTGTGGTGCAGGATGTTGCAATACATATACAAAAGTTTCTTTAGGATTCTCTTTGTAAAAAGCTAAAAATTCTGCAAGCGAACGTGGTTTATATAGTTCAAAAATTCTGTGTTTCATTATTTATACTTTCTTTATTGACAATAAAGTAATCATATCTATATTAATGTCAAGAAAGAATAATAAATTATTTTATGATAGAACAATATAGGTATAAGACTAAGCCTTATGCTCATCAATTGACGGCTCTAAAAAAGTCTTGGGCGCAGAAAACCTACGCTTTATTTATGGAAATGGGTACAGGTAAATCCAAGGTCCTCGTTGATAATATAGCTATGCTGTATGATAATGGCGCTATTAGGGCTGCTTTAATAGTTGCTCCTAAGGGTGTGTACAAGAACTGGAATGATATAGAGTTCCCGGTTCACCTACCAGAGCATGTAGATCATACAAAAGTATTGTGGGAAGCAACCATAACTAAGAAAAAACAGGCTGAGCTAGATACATTATTTGATGGTAAAGAAGAACTTAAGATATTGATAATGAACGTAGAAGCTTTTTCTACAAAGAAAGGTCTGGACTTTGCACATTCTTTCCTTAACATATTTCTTGGAAGAGCTTTGATTGGGATCGATGAATCTACGACGATCAAGAGTCCGACAGCAAAGCGAACAAAAAACATTTTAACTCTAGGGAATCTCGCGAAGTACCGTAGAATATTGACAGGCTCTCCCGTAACTAAATCTCCACTTGACTTGTTTAGTCAGTGTAAGTTTTTAGACCCTTATCATTTGGGTTATGACTCTTACTATGCTTTTCGCTCTAGGTATGCACAAATGCTTGACAGAAATTTTGGCGGTCGTCGTGTACAGATAGTAGGTAGTTATAGAAACCTAGGAGAACTTACTGACAAACTAGATAAATTTTCTTATCGCGTATTAAAAGAAGATTGTTTAGACCTACCAGAAAAAGTATTTACAAAACGTATTGTAGAATTAAGTGACGAACAGAAAAAAATATATGCACAGATGAAACAGATGGCTCTCGCTATGTTGGATGGTAAAGTTATGTCAACTGTCAACGTCATGACTCAGCTTATGCGCTTGCATCAAGTGACTTGTGGTACGTTTAAAGCTGACGATGGTACTATCAAACACCTGTCAAATAACAGACTCACAGCTTTAATGGATTGTCTAGAAGAAACTGACGGCAAGGTCATAATTTGGGCAACTTACCGTGAGGACATTAAAAAAATAGTCGATTCTTTAAAAAAAGCTTACGGAGAAGCCTCTACAGTCGAATATCACGGTGGGGTGGATGCTACCCTTCGCCAGGACCACATTGCTCAGTTTCAGCAAGAAAAGGGCCCTACACGCTATTTCGTCGGAAACCCCCAAACTGGAGGGTATGGAATTACTCTTACAGCAGCAAACACAGTTATTTACTTTTCTAACTCATATGATCTAGAAAAAAGACTACAGTCAGAAGACAGAGCACACCGTATCGGCCAGACTGGCAGTGTTACTTACGTGGATTTAATAGCAGAAAAGACTATAGATGAGAAAATAGTTAAATCACTTAGGGATAAAATAGACATTGCAAATGAAATTATGGGCGAAGATCTTAAAGACTGGATCTAAAACAGAATTGGAACGTACGAAGTTTTTCCTTCTACTTTTTCTGCCTTCAGTGTTTGTTTTCTTGATCTTGACATGGATGCTGAGCAATGAACCCATCCTGAATTTGGATCAACACCATCATAGAACTCTAGTATCAACTGATCAAAGTCACAATTTTTACTAATCCACGACGCAAGTTCCTTGTTGTCAACTCCAGGTATCTCAAAGTCTGCTGCCTCACCCTTGGCATGTTGTGACTTAGACGAAGACCCGATAGCCTCGCACAACTCTGGGCTTCTGTAGCCTGAGGATATCATGACTGGTTTACCAAAATGCTCACGCACTGGTTGTAAGACAGTCTTCGCTAGGTGAATAAGATTTTCAATCTCCGCGGTACCCGGTTCATTCTTAATATTCTTACGTACCGCTGTTTGAGATTTAACTAGCTCTGCTAGTGAAAAGTTTTCTGATAAATTCATTACAGACCCCTGAATGGAGACTGCATTCCTTTTGAAGCTAGACTGCCATAATTAGATGAAGGTGCAACTAGATCTCCTGGAGACGTAGTTGGTTTTGTTTCTCCAGGCGCAGGTGGCGGAGTAATTTCATTACCACCAAATGGACTAGATGTTTCGTCAAAATATTTTTTAAATAAATCCCCTATGCCTGTTAGTAAATCAGTTTTAAATGTAGAGAAATCGAATGGGTTTTGTCCTGGCATTGTTGAAGGATTAAGAGGATTTTGAGGTGTTCCCATTTCAGAATTAGCAGGACCAAATGTTGTCATTTGTGGAGGTCTTCCGTCTTCACCTGTACCTGCTGCTTGTGTTATCATTTGTGGAGGTCTTCCATTTTCAAATACTACTTGTGTCACCATGTTTTGTGGAGGTCTTCCATGTTCGCCTAACATTTTTGTACCAGGAGGCATTCCACCACCTATACCACTACCGCCTTCAGGATCAGCCAGTGTCATCATCGGAGGCGTACCACCACCCGGCAAAAGATTGTGAAGAGGAGGCATACCAATAGAACTATTGTTCTCTCCTCCGCCCATAGCTAATGTTACTGGATTAAAATTACCTCCACCTCCACCAGGATTTAAAATACTACCGCCTTGTTCTCCAACTGCCGCTGTGTTGATGTTTCCTATACCCCCTATACTACTACCGCCTTCAGGATCAGCCATTGTCATAGCAATAGGATTTATAGTGCCAGTGCCAATACCACCAGAACCAGGACTCACTGCCATTGCAGCTTGTCTTAAAGTTCTTTGTTCATTACTACCTAAGTCAGGAATAAATCCTTGTTCACCCACAGCCAATGTTGTCATTTACAGAGCTCCTTGTACAAACATTCTCCTAACTTACCTTTAGTTTTGTTGTCAAATACAATAAACATAGGCATGTCATTAGTTTCCAAATAATAATAATCAGTCCCATCAAACATAAAATCAGAAGCTGTAAAACTTAGGTCTAAAAGTTTGTTTAATTCTATCAGCTTTTGTTTTAGGTCCCCTGGAACTTCCACACATTTACAGTCTACTTCACTGTCTTCTCTGTAGTCTATCATCGAAGTCATTATTTCGAAAGCAAATATAGTGCCTTTAATAGCATATATTCTGATGTTTTTGCCAACTATTTTGTCTTGGATTATACAGGGATAAGTGGCCTCGTTGCCTTCTGCTACATGAGCCCCTCCTGTAACAGGCTTTACTATCTGTTCTTTTCTATCTATTCCTTGTGAAAATACAGTGTGTGGTATTTTAAGACCAACTTTCTTAGCCATCTCCAGGTCGTACAGTTTAGATATAGGAGGCATCATTTTGTTTCTGTTGTGAACCTTCACCTCAGGATTAGCTAATATATAGTTATAAAGCATATACTGATTAGAATATTTTTTATGTGTCTGAGGTTCAAAAACATTATGTCTCATAAATACTGCTCCTGGTTCTATCAATTCTTTATTTACGTAGAACTTGTTTTGTTGGAGGTCCCACTCAAAAACGCTGTTTAAATCTACAAACTCGTCAAAGTGATGTTTTATGCAAACTATGTTGGGGTCGGTCAATTGACCAAAGATATAAGATTTCACTTCACCATGCCAAGTAATGTTTCAATAAAAATTAATCCAACAGCCCCCACTGTAGATAAAACAACCCAATAGATTTTGTCTATCTTGCCACCCAATTTCTCTACGTCCTTGTGCACGTGTGATACGTCTTGTTTTATATTATCTAGTTCTCGTTTCACCCCGGTTATGTGTCCTTGTATTGAAATTATATGTTCGCGTTCTGTTTCTGGTTCCATTTCCATTATACAGTTCCTTTATTTCTCTGATAGTAAAGTTTTTCAGTTGGCGACAAGTATACACTTTGAGCATCTGTAAGTCCAGTCTGAGGATTAACCGCGTTGCCCGTTCCTTGAGCTATTTGATTTGGTTGTACGACAGGTGTTCCTGTGTCAGGAATAGGAGGAACAGGTAAGTCTTGTGTATTTTTAGAATAAGGAACAAAAGGCTTTTCTTTACTCATAGGAAGAAGAGGACCTCCTTCTTTGTCTGTTATTTCAAAGTCCTCAAATTTTATACGATCCCATTTTCTTTGAGCTCTTCTTAACGCCGATGATGGTATAAAATCTGTTTTGTTAAATCTCATATCAGGGTTTGCATTTTTAATTTTTTCATACCTAGATTTTAAACCACCTTCACCCCATGATAATGCTTTAAACTCACCTCTTAAAATTTTTCTAATAGTTGAGCTAGGTATCTTTCTATCTTTTAAAGCTTCCTTAACCTGTCGTTCTGTCATTAAACCAGAGTCTATTGCAGATTTAACAGCTCTATAAAACTTGTACTGTTGTCTAAATGCTTCTTCATTCATTTCATTATACTCACGTACAAGTTGTCCTGGTCCTCGGTTTTGATAATTTTTTGTACTGTACCAACCTTCACTAACTTTTGAGTCTTTAAACGTATTTTGAAATTCACTAATTTTGTATGCAAACGATCCCGGTACATCAACAGTAACTGTTGAACCACCGAACAGTTTAAACATTTCATCTCTTACTCTTAAAGGTTGACCTGTTCCAGACACATCTCCTGCGAAAGCAGAATAAATTCTTTGAGCACTACTAACTACTCCAGGTTCATTTTTGTTTGCAATATGCATAATACCTTTGTCAAATTTTTCTAGAACAGTGTCTGAATCAGACCACACAGAACTTCCTGTTTTTGTCTTACCTGTTAAAGCTTCATACACACCCTCTGTACCAATAGATAAACCGAACAACGTGCCGTTTAATAAATCAAGCAATGGACCTGACGCATTAAAGTACTCAGATAGCACATCTGTTTCTACTCTAGCAGGGTCTAGTTTCGTCTTAGGGTCTGTTGCCCTAACAATTAAATTATTTACTGTAGAGCTAATTAAATCGTATGGGTTGTATCGAGACATATCAAATACTTTAAATGTACCTGTTTCTTTATCACGATTACTAATAGGCACTAAATCACTAAACTTCATATAATCTGGTGCAAACTCGTCTTTATAAGTTCTAATTTGCTCAGGTGTAATATTAGTCATTGCGTAACCTAATCCTCTAGCGCCCTCGTTTAACGCCCATAGTGTTGCAGCTTGCCCCATCAATGATCTATAACCCATTGCTCTAAGAGTTGCGTTATCAGATGCAATGTGTTTCATTGCTAATGCAGATGTTGCAAAACTTGTTCTAATTATTTCTGCAGGGAAAGATACAAAGTTACCAATAAAAGGTATTTTTCTAATAGCTTGAATCATAGGAGGCACTTTACTATAAGTAGGCATAAGTTCTCTTACTAACATAGCAGAATATTCTTCTACAGCCTCGTACATATTTTTTGGATTAAATTCTGTAATACCAAAATCATCTTTAACTATTTTCTTAACTTCATCAACATTTTTAAAAGCACCTTTAAGTTGTGATTTTAAATACTCATGGCCGTACCATTTCCAAACATTGTCACCACCTGAATACAGTCGTGTGGCTGTTTTCATAAGTTTAGAGTTATCAGCAATAGATGCAATTTGACCAAACGTACCAACTTTACCTGTTTTTATGTCTTGAAGAACAGCGCTTAGCTCTGACGCTACAATGTTTTCATCTATTACACCAAGTTCAGATTTTCTTGCAATATTGTTTATTAAATCTTCTTCGTTTAAAACTTTACCTGCTCCAAAAATATCATCTAACGTAATTTTAAAAGCATCTGCTACAGAAGCTGTTCCACCAATCCATCCATTATTAAGAACGAATGCAGCGGCACTACCAAAGTTACGTGTTTGTGTTGCTGGAGAGAGAACTGTCTTACCTGTTTGCACACCTGCTTTGTATGCAATCATAGATTGATAAATACTACTTTCCATAAATTTATCTAATTGTCCAAGTGACCCTCGCAGCATTCCTGTTACTTCTTTTGATCCATATAAATTTGTAATACCTGACTCTAATAAACCAAGGCCTGGGACCCTACCTACAACAACAGGGTTAACAACACCTGCTCTAATTGCTTCATCTCGTGATGCAAACAAACGTCCTTGTTGCAGCAACAATTCACCAATACGATCATAATTTTTTAAGTTTGCGGCTTGTGTTACCAAACTAGAAGTTGTCTGCATAACAGAAGAACGCAGTCCTTGTTCTTCTCCTAATAATTTTTTAATAACATTAGGCAACTCTTCTCCAGTTTGAATAACTAAATCATCTAGCTTTAAATTGTCTTTGGCTATTTTTTGTAGCTGTATAATTGGATCAAATCCTTCTGTTTTAACTGTAGCTAATAAATCATCTACTTGTTGTCTTGCAAAATTTCTAATGGCAACGTCTGTATTTTCTGTAGAACCTTTAATAGCTAATTGCACTAAAGATTCATTGTTACGAATACGGTCAACAACAAAATCAATAGCTTTTTCTTTTAAGTTATCGTTTACTTTAAATTGTGGATTTGTAAATATACCAAACGATTGTCTAATGTATGATTTTAAATTACTTGTTAAAAATTGTTTTAAACCACTTTCATCAGGTAACACGTCTTTATAGAAATTACGCACTGAGTCAAACTCTTTACTTAGTTCTTTTGCCATAGTTTGTAATTCTTTTGGTAAATCAGATAATTTTATTTGTCCTTTTATGTACGACAGCACTTGATCAAGTAGATAATCTTGTCCTGCTGGAGATGTTTTACTTGTATTGTATTTTTTTAAAAAACCGTTTGCTAAGTTGTATGCTTTAACTTCTATAGAATCTAACATTTTTTCTATTTGTCTAGATTTTGATTTAATAAAATTTTGTGTCTTTACATCTAAATATAATTGGTCAGGACTTCTTTTCCCTGCTTCTCTAAAAAACGAAAATACATTATCTATTTTTTTAAGATTAGCTTTTAGCGGGTCAGCACTGTTTACTTCAAACATTCTCCAATCTTTAAAATCAGGAAGTTGTTTTATCAATCCGGGTTTCGCGCCCATAGCTGCAACAGCAGCTCTTGTAATTATGTCTTTGCCTAAAAAGTCTGCAAATATTTTAGTACCACCTGCAACGCCTTGACTTACTTCTCTTAGTCCTGGAACTCCTACTTCTAGTTTTCCTGCTGAACTAAATGGTGCTTTTAATGTACCGCTTGCTAGATAAGATAATGGTTTAACTGCTAATTCATTTCCTAATTGTAATGTTTTACCGCCTACAAAAGCAGTAGGTTTAAGCAAACCGAACTTTGTAGCCAACCATAAAGGTGGGCCCACTAATGGAAACAAACCACCTATAATTGCGCCGTCCGCACCAAAACGTAATCTGTTTTTAAAATTAACTAAAGCTAGCTCTTTACCATTTAAACCTTCTGTGTCCTCATAATTATACCCTAAAGTATTATCAAACAACAACGGATCATCTTTAAAAGCTGCTGATACGGTGTTGTATGGCCCACCTGCAATAAAATCAGTGCCACCAAAAACTGCCGCTGATGTACCAACACGTTTTGCAACGTTTGATATTTTTGCGCCTAACAATGCTTTACCAGTTAAACTGTACGTTGGTGTTGCAAATAAATTTACACCCAAAGTAGCTTTTAAAGCTCGTCTAAACCAATTTACAGCTTTAAATACAGCGCCTCCAGGTATACCAAATTCAACTCCTATTGCTCCTATTTCTCCTAAAAATGTTTCTGGTTCTGAAAAACGCCCATCTTCTATCATTTTGTCGTAACGTTCTTTTACTTTAGCAGTTGCCTGTGTTCCAAAACCTAAGTCAACCATATTTGCAAAAAGGTCAGCGATGTTATAGCTAAGACGAAATGCTCCTGTTTCTTGTGCCCTGTTTAGTTCGTCAACAAGAGAGGTGTATGTTTGTTCGTCAGGTGTTTTACCAACTCCTGAATTGAGATAATTCCACACACCATAAATAGCGGGAAACTCTTCTTTCATAGATATATCATTTTCAGTGCCTTTACGTACCGAGTTGTATGCATCTTCAAAAAGTTCCAAAGCACTTACTTGAGGTTCCACATACTGTCGGCCAAAGTATTTAAGTAACGGACTTTCTGTAACTAACTTGTAGCCATCTTTTATTGGTTTAAACTCTAAAGGCCTGTCACTTTTGTTTATAATATCACGTGTGTCTTTTAAGATATCATCTACCGTTATATTTGTCGCACCTGCAAACCCCTCTATTGTATCTGATAAAGCTCCATCAAGATAATATGCGTATAAATCTTTTATGTCTTTTTGAACGTTTTTAAAATCTTCTTTTCTTTTTTCTTCATCATCACCAACTACTCCTGGTGTTTTAAAACCTTCTCTGTTTATAGGAGGGCCGCCTTCTGCGTTTCCAGTGTTGGTTTTTGGAGCTAAATCATCAAGCATAGTAAAACTACCATCAGCGTTTCTTGGTATCTTGTATGCATAGCCTGCTTTGTTTGCTTCTTTTACGAGATCCATACCATATTTTTCTTTAAACAACTTACGTTCGGCTTTTGTATAATACTTTGTAACCTCGCTAGGTTTCATTATTTCTGCAAGATATGGTTTAGCATTAATTGTTTTACCATTTACTTTTATGTTTCTTTTAACAATTGCATTGTGAGCATCTATATATTCGTCAAGACTAATATTTCCTTTTAACCACGATGAATTTTTTGTACCCAAAGCACCTTGCAAAGATCCAAGTGCTTTATTAAGCTCGTTGTCAATAAGTATGACAAAGTTACCATACGAGTCTAAATTATTTTTACCTGTTGTTCTAATTCCAGCAAACTCATGAATTGAATCGTTTGTTGTATTGTTTTTATAAAAACGTCTTTCTATCGTAGCTCTTTTACCATTTGCTCTTGGTAGCACATTATCGGCTTGTGTAATATAAATATTTCTTTCAGCCACACCGTAATGAGAAAACCAACTACCTTGAGATGCTTTTTCATTTATATCTTTTATAAGTCGTTTAGCTAGTTTTTTATCTTTTGGAAAATTTACAGTAAAAGGATTAACTAGATCATAGTTTGTTGGTAAAATAATATCTTCACCGTTTATGTAATCTATTATTCTATTGATTCTATTTCCAGCTTCTGAAGACGTAAGACCAGGTGTGCCTGGCACATGATCGTCAAACATCGCTGCATTTAATTCATCTAGGCTTGGAACTTTCCCGTCTTTTGTTATCATTTTGTTAAGTTTGGAGTTTCTTGTCAAAACAGCTACGTCGTTTGCCATGGGAGTGGTCATTAACTTTCCATTTAAAAAACGATTATGAAGTTTTTTTATTTTTTTAATGTCTTCTGGTTTAATATCTTTAAACACATAAGCTACGTCCGGCACGCCCTTAAGCTCATATTTTCCACCCTTTAAAGTCGTGGCATTCAGAGGAGTAGCGGGTGGAAGTTCTATTTTTTTAACATTTAAAATTTTCATGATCTCCTGTGCAATTGTATTTCTTATATCAGATGGTTGTATTATGTCACCCCTTCCCAACAGCCTAAGATCGTCTAATACTCCTGGAAGTTTTTTTTCAAATACAGCTCTTATTTCTGGCTCACTAAGACCGTTAAGCTTATTTTTTTGTTTCATATAAGTATTAAGTTTTTTTAAATTATAAACAGTAGAGTTTTTAGTTTTTAAGTCTAAACCATCAAAACCACGATCAGATGATTTTATTGCATTAAATCTAAAAACAGGAGGAAGGTTAAGTTCATCATTCATTACCTGTTTATACAAAGCTAATAATTCTTCGTCTTCCTTAGTAGCTGTTCTAAATCCTAGCCTAGGGCCTTGATTTTGTCCGCCTGATCCGCCTGATCCGCCACTACCTCTGGTTAAATGTAATCGTAAAAGATCTTCGCCTGCAACTTTACCTTTTGTTAAGTTTAGCGCCTTTCCTTCAGATAAAAGAATGTCAGCTTGTTCGAGAGTTATTTTTTTTGTTTCTACAGCCGAGTCAATAATCTTTTCCATTGGACTTAAATTTTCCCTCTCCAAAGCTCTTTGTCTGCGACTTGTATATCTTTTTTGTCTTTCAATTAACTCTTCTATAGTGTCATCAAAGTTTTTAACAACATCTGCACCGACTCCTGACGTTGGTTTAGGTAAAACTCCACGTGTGGCAGAAAAACTAGTGTCACCATATTTTATATCACTTGCTAAATCACCTCCAAATTTAGTCGCACTTTTTGCTCCTTGGATTCCTTTTTTAACACCATATTTTCCAAGAGCTCCTGCTAATCCAATTCCTCCTACAACAGCATAAGGGGCCTCTAGTAAACCAAACGCATTTCCTATTGGATTAGAGCCTACTCTAGCTATTCTTTCTTCAAAAGCTTTTTGTTGTTCTGGGTACACTGCTTGATTGGCAGAAGTTAGTACATATTGAATTCGACCATTTCGTTTGTTTCGAACTGGTCTGTTGTAATAAATTTCAGAAGTATATTTATCAACAAAAAAATCGTCAGAAGGATCTTTTGTATTCTCTCCTTCAACTTGTTGTATATCTCTAGGAGTTGTTCCACCCATCAAAAGAGCAGAACTTAAAAAATTAATAGGTTCTGAAAAATATTTACCACCTATTCTGTCAGCTTTTTCCTGATCTGTAAGATACATTTCTTTTGGAATAAACGTACCTAATCCTTTTCTATTTTGTATGTCTGCTTGACTACCAAAATAATCATCTGATTTGTATATGTCTAATGGATTAATTGCTTTCCCACTTGCGTTTGTAAAAGTAGGTGGTAAACCTTTCTCGTTTTTAGTGTCGGACATTTAAGCCACCTGTGCTGGTAATTGTAAATCCGTGTTATATTTTTGGTTAAATTGTGCAATGTCTTCTTGTGTTTCTAAGTTTGCAAAATCAAGCAATGCTGCCTCACTTGTTGCAAGTAATTTAATAACACTGTCAGTTACTTCTTGAGGAAGCCGAGCACGTAGTTCTTCAAATGTCAATCCAACAGAATCAGGTTGTGTTTGTGTTTGTTGTGCCATCATTGGATCGCCGCCTTGTTGTAATCCAACACGGCCGCCTTCTGCATTGTTTTCTCGGCTAGTTCCTGGAGGAACAAATACATTTTCAAGTCCCCATTCAACAAAAGAATCAGCTATTACTTTATTTCTTATTTCTAAATAACTCATGTTTGCAAACGCTGGATCTTTGCTTTCTTGAATTCGTGTAATAATATCATCAACCGAATTTAAAAACCTTTCGTCAGTTAGTAATTCTATTTTACCTTCGGCTACAGCTTTTGTAATTGCGCCGTATAAATTGAATTTTAAATCAGCTTCTAAATCTTTATACTCTTGAGAATCAGGATCTAAATTTTTCATTAGTGATCTAATTTTTTTAGCTTCTTGACTAACAAATTGTTTTTCAAACTGTGGCACACTAAGTTTTCTATCTAGAAGTTCCATATCTAACTCATGTTTATAATCTGCTTGGTCACGAGCTTCTCTACTGCTTCTCTCAAACGTATAGTCGTCTGTTATAGCTGCAATTTTTCTATCTTGTATTTTTTCTAAATCTTTTTTGTATTGAGATTCTCGATCAGCGTATCTTTTAGATAGGTCTCTGCCTGCAGAAGCTAGAGCCGGTGACGCTGACTGAAGAGCTCCACCTAAACCTGAACCTCCAATATTAGGAGCACCCATAATTTCAGCTCCCATTGAAGCAAGTCTTAAATAGTCTGAAGTTGTAAGACCTCTTTTGTATTCAGGTGTATCAAAATACCCCTGCTCGGATAAAAAGTCATAAAGTCTTGGATCATTTTGAATAGCAGTAGTAGGATCTATTTCTGTACCTGTTGAGGTAGGCATCATAACATTTGAGTCAGTTAAAAAGTTTCCTCCACCTCTCGCTTCCATCTCCCTTATTCTATCATTCTCTTCTTTGTCTGCTATTGCTTGTTTTGCTATTTGGTCAACAGAACCTCCTGGATAAAAACCTTGTCTAACAGTTCCACCACCTGCAAAGCCAGATACAATACCATTGTTGCGAGAAGAAACTTTACCTCCTCTTCTAAACATTGGTCTTCTTAATGATCTCATTATGTTGTCCCTTGATTATTTCCACCAAACATTCCACCAGCTCCTAATAAACCTAGGATACCTATTCCGCCACCTAGTAGTGTTTGTGCTGTAGATGGATCAGGTGTTGATTGGAATCTTGTTTGTGCTTGACTTCCTTGTGCTTGTCCTAACATTTGTCCTAAGAACCCTGCCGCTTGTTGTGGTGCGTAAGCTTTAGCCTCGATCCCCGATCTCATTGCATCTAACATAGCTTGGTTGTACAATGTTTGTTTGTCGCCCATTTGTGTCAATGCATTAATTTGATTTCCTAAACCAGCCATTTGGTAATTACCCATATCCATTTGACTAGCTGCAGCTCCACCTAAATTAGCTAGTTGGTTTTGTAATGCTGCTTGTTGTGCATTTGCTAAACTTAATTGTCCTTGTGCAGCAGTTCCATATAAAGAAACATTTTGACCAGCTTGATCCATAGCTGCTGAGCCTAAACCCATTTGTTGATTGTATGCTTGATTAGCTAGTTCATTCGCTTGTCCAAAACCTTTTTGTCTTAAGTCAGCTAACGTTGCAGCCATACCTCTTGCACCTTGTCCAAGAAGCTCTCCTTCAGCTACACCAAAACGTCCGCCACCAAAAGCATTACCTGCACTAGCTCCAAGATTAGCTCTTTGTTTTGCTAGTTCTGATTGGTAGTCAGCCATTGTTGAATCAATAACTTCTTGTTGATACGGTGACATAAATTGTTTGTATGCATTAGGTCCAGTATATCCTGATGCTGCAGCTAAATAAGGATCACTTGCACCTTGACCAGCCTTTGCTGCAAGCTGTGCTGCATCAAAAGCAGAACCAGCGTTTGCAATAGCCCCGGCGCCCGGTCCTGGCTTTGCTTGTCCTGTTACAGGATCATAAATTAAATCTTCAGCGGCACCAGTAAGATTGCCCGCTTGGTCTAAATACTGTTGATAACCACCAAGACCACCAGCTAAATTTCTCGCTGCAATTGTATAACCAGATTCAGGTGCAACAAAACCGGCTCCTGTAAAAGAAGAAGGGTCTACGTAAAAAGGGGAAGATGTAATATCTGAGTAACCTGGATTAGGTGACCCATCTGGCATAAATGGATTGGCAAAATAACTACCAAACTGTTCTCCCATTCCGGTTACATAAGGTGCTGGTAATATTTTTGTAGTTGTAGTTGCCATTATGCTACTGCCTCCATTTGATCCATTAACTCATACATTTTCTGTGCTGCTTCTCTAGGGTTTCCTGATCCACCTGTCATTTTATCAAACCCTTTCATAGCGTCAGCTGTTAGTACAAATTCATTTTTTGACAACATAGCAGGTACGTCATCAGCTTTTTCTTCAATACCTTGAGATACAAAAATACCATCACGGCCATCTAATTGCATACCTTGTGGCATGCCAGGAGCCGCTGCGATAATACCTGTATCACCGCCCATATTATATCCTACTCGACCACCGTTTGCCAACAAATGTTTGTATTTATTATATTTGTCAGTAATAAAAGGATCGGGTGATTTACTTTCACTATAATCATATCCTGTAAAACCTTTATATTTACTAAACCATTCAGTCCAAATTTTTCCTTCTTCTCGTTCATCTTTAATACGAGCTTTTTTAAGCTCCTCAGCCATTGGTTTCATTTGCGTAAATGTTGTTATACTTCCTATAGTTGCTATGGAATCCTCAAAATTACCAAAACCTGGTAATAGTTTACCACTAGCAGAATCAAAAAATTCTGAACCTTTTCCTATCAATCTGTCTCCAAATTTAAGACCTTCTGATGCAGTTCCTACAAGATCATCATACTGTGCCTGATCTATAATTCCTTTATCTAACTGTTCTCCTAATTGAGTTTCTGCGTCACCAAACTTTTCAAGTCTTTTAAATCTGTTTGTAGGTTCAGGCACTGAAGGTTTAGCATTCATAAAAGCATCCATAAAAGTGCTTCCACCTTTACTTACAGGTCCGTCATTAAAACTACCTAGGCCTGCCTTTAAACGATCGTCAAGAGTTGTACCTTCAAACCCCGATGCACGATTAGCTAGAAACGTTCCGGCTGCAGTATAAGGATCAAGCTTGCCTCCATGCATTTTCATAGAACCAAGTTGACCTATAGCCATAGAAGCAAAAGGACCTAGTGGTCCTGCAAAGGCCATAGCTGCTGGACCTAAAAAAGGAGCAATCTCCTTTGGTACTAACGCGTCACCTATTTTATCTAAAATTTTACTTAGTCCCATTTATTCTCCGGTTCCAGATCCCAATGGTATCTGAATTACTTTTACACGAATATCTTTGGCTTTGTGAACTGACCATGGTTGGCCACACTCGGAGCAGGTGCCTGTTGCCTGTTCTTCAGAATCTACCTCATTCCCGCAGTTTTTGCAATAGATTCGTTGATGTACCTCAGGCTGTAGAACAGGTACTTTTTTACCCTCTATCTGCTGATGTCCTATAATTTTAGCGTCTTGTATTTTTTTCATTATGTTATCTCCAATACTGAAACAATTATATCTAGCGCGCCCCCTGAACTTGCTGTAGCTTTAATAATGTCGCTATCCTCCAATACTAAAGTTTGATCTAGTATTTCTACTGAAGTATTAGCAGCAATAGATAAAAGATTTGTAATTTTAATATCCGCACCAACACTAGCGTCTGTATTTACTATTGTTATTGTAACCGCTCCTGCAGAGTCATTACACACACGAATAGATTTTACCAATGCTTGCACCGGTTTTTGTGGTGGAACTGTGGTAGCATTAGCAGTTGGAACTGTATAAATAGTTGTTTGACCTGTAGTTGATAAAGTTAAACTTCTATTTTTATAAATATCACTCATTTTAAAAACCAAGTCCTTGCTGTTAATTCTTCACGTAAATCTTGTTGATAGGTAAAGTTTAATTGCTGTATGATGTTTTCTAATTCACGAATAAGAATATCCTGTTGCTGTCTATCAAACTTATCTTGTGGCAACGGTAATCTTGTAACGTTAATTCTAGCCATTATCTTCTTCCATCTGGTTTAATGTCCATTCGTACAGTTCCAAATCTCCAATTATCATTAACAGCATCAGCACTAATTTTAAGATTTGCTTGTCGTCCTCTACCTCTAACAGAAAAGAACTTAGTAGTGTTTGTTATCGTTGATGTAAAATCTCTTGTGTTTGTACTTGCTGGATAATTAGCAAACCGTACTCTGACATCTGCATTACCTGTAAGATTTTTAAAATCAGGTAAAACTCTATTGCATAAAAATACTTCGTCGCCTTCTTGTATGTCAAAATCACCACTTGTTATTTCACATGGCATCGCTGCACCGTCATCATTAAATCCTGCTTCATGTGCATATAGTATGCTAGACCCAGCAGTAACACCCATGATAACTTCATTGTTGGGTAAAGTTGTTGGATTATATTTAGGTGCATAAGGTGCTCCGTAAACACCACGATCAATCCAAGCTGTTCTTGTAAACCCATCGTTAGTATACCAAACGTTTTCTAAATAATTATAGGTTACTGACTTGTTTAAAAAAGAAACACCGTTACTTGGATAAAACCAAGTCACTTCATTAAAGTCAGTATTAACTGCAGCTGCTACTTGTCCTTGCGCAACACTATCAATGTCATCAAATACAAAGTCTTGCACTGTACAATCTAGTTTTTTAATCGCACCATCAAACATATAAAATGCTGTTTGCGACATCCAAAAAGAAACACCATTAACATCAACAACTGAATTAGGTGACAATGCTCCACAGTTTGCACCAACTTGATTTAAACCAAAAATAAAAGGTGGTCCAATATTGTTTAATGAGTGCAACGCTGTGTCAGTCCATACTAGAATCGATCCCCTAGATCTAATTGCTGCTATAATTCTTGAGCCGTCTTGAATCCTAAATGTACCTGCAGTATTTTCACTTGTTGGTGCCCATGTATTAAAATCTTCTTGTGAAGAAAATCTTAAAAATAAATCATCTTGTGTTGTACTATTTCCAATAGTTACTTCTGTTCCAAATAAAAATATATGTCTGTCAGGAGAAGATACTAAACATAATCTATTTGTTTCTGGAGCTCCTGCAACAGCCGCGGCTCTCGTTCCAGTGCCTGCTGATAAATCCCAACGATACAGTTTATCATTATTACGTATAGCCAACAGGTCTTCACCAAACGTATCTAGTGACCAATAACTTGCTTCTAGTGCAACTGTTGAAGTAGAACGTGGAGTATTCCAGGTACTAGAATTCCAAGGACCCACACCCCAACCAAAACCAAATGTAGATATGGCTGTCCCTACAGTAATCAAAGCATCTAAGTTTCCTGAACCTCCTCCGCCCGATACAGAACCACTAGCGTTTGATGTGTGTTGTACTGTAAATGAATTAGTATTAACAATAGACTTAACCTCAAACTCATTGTTCATATCAAGGCCACCAACAGCTGAAAAGTTTTTAAATATTACAAAATCACCAACAATAAAACCATGCCCATTGTCTGTAACTGTAACTGTCGAAGAACCAGAAGTAGTTGTAAAAGGGTTTGTTAGAGCTATGTTAATTCTACGCAAAGGAGTTATGTCTGAAAAAATACCTTCAGAGTAAACATATAATTTTCTATCTGTTCCTAAAGCTACGTAACGTACACCTGTGTTTGACACCCATGCTTTAATTCCTCTAACTACACCTGCAATATTTTTATTAACAACTTTTTCCCAACCACCAATTTTTTCTGGCAAGCCTGTTCTAAATCTTACATTTTTAGAATCAACCCATTTACCTTCCGCACCGTAGGTAGAAGTTTGCTTGTCTATTCCTGGGGCGAACTGAGCTTTGATTAAAGTCATTATGATATCCTCTGAAATAATCCGCCACCTGGTATTGCTGCATATTTTTTTGATTCGTATGTTGCCATATTTTACTCCGTTAATAGCTGAAAACTTACTGTATCCCCTACATCTCCTAAAGCGGTTACTATGTTAGAAGGATATGCATTTGTCAGCGAAAAATTTGTCATCCCGTAAAACCCATTTTCTGTAGCTGTAAATTCACTTTTGTTAAAGGTTATACCATTAATTACAACAGCAGTCCAGCCATCAGAAGCTACACCTGTTCCTTGGGTAGAAGAACCTTCCATATTCAAACTAATTTTATTATTACTTGTTTGCCAAGTAATACTATAAAGTTGCCTTGCAGCTGTCTCATTTTTTAATGTAAAATAAACTCTATTGTGAAGTTCAAAAGAATAAGTCGAACCACTTGACATTAAGTTCCAAGGTGTTCCAGGGCTTGGTGATATACCTGCAAAATTGCCTGTGCCTTCGTCTGTATAAGCACTATCAGCATTAAAACCTTTGTATACAGGAGTTCCTCCAGAATCTACATTTCCTGTACTTGAACCACCTTGATTACTCCCCCATTTAGAGCTGTATCTACGACCATTTATAATCCAAGTTATGTGATTAGCAGGCCATATTGCAAGATTTTGAGAATCTTGGTCTAATGTAATTTTTGTTACAGTGTTGTTATTTGGACCATTAACAAGTGTATCGTACAGATAAAGCTGTGTGATATTTGCAGATACACCATTATTAACAGGTAGTAAATTTTGATAAGATATTGATCCTACATTGGCAGTAGTAGTAGACGTACTATTAATAGAACCTATCGTTGTTTTAGGTTGTGTTTGTTTAGGCATAGGACCTGGAACTGGATTAGGTTGACTTATGGAATCACCATTAACATAAACTTGATTAGAAAAACCTTTTACTGGATTGTTATCATTTCTAAAATCTGTGGTGTTACCGAATGTAACTGTACCTGATTTTAACAAATAATTTGTACCCATGTTGCCAAAAGTATAAAAAGCACCTCCCCCACCTAAAATTACTCCGGCAAGAGTTCCTGGATTACCTCCAAGTTTCATATTTGTTGAATTAATTTTTGGAAACAATGCTTGGTGAATTAACCTCCATGTTCCATTATCATTTACATAACCTTCTTTAACTTCTCGCCACGTTCCACTATCTTTGACATAAAGGTCTTTAACTTCTCGCCACGTGCCGTTGTCATTTTTATACGTAGGCATTACGAATACTTATACCAGACATCCCCGTTCGATCCACCTGAAGGATTATTAGTTGATATTGTTGCTTTATAGTTTTGTTCACTTAAAACACCAGACGAAGAGTTAATAGTTAAAAATGTAGCGTTGTCTGCTGCATTTCTAAATTGAACTGTGTCTCCCTGTACTTTTAAAGTACCTGTTTGGTTATTTAATATGCTATTAGTACCATCATGTAATATTTTTAAATCTGTGCCAGTACCAACATTTATATCTACGTTGTCCCCTAAGTTTAAATCACCGGTCAACGTTCCACCAGCTTTAGGTAATTTGCTAGTATCTAAGTTACCTATTTGAGTCTGTATATCTCCTGTAACACCATTAAGTCTTTGAAACTCTGTATTGGTAACAGACTCATCAGCTATCTGTTCTGAGTTAATTGGTATAGTTCTATATTTTGATTCTTCGTAAGTTGCCATTATGATATCCTCTGAAATAATCCGCCGGCAGAAACACCATAATTCGAACCTTGGTTTCCTGTAGTGCTATAGTAATTATAAATAGCTTGTGATATACATCTCCAAGTTCCTGATTCAGTTGCTCTAGTTTTACCACTAATATGAGCTAAGTTAGCAGCAAATCCTGGCAGTATATAACCAAGTGTGGTTGGATCATTAGAGCCTGTCGTATTTTGAGTTCTCTTATATTCAAGACCAGTGCTGGTTACATACATATTACTTGATTCATAACTAGCTGGAGCAATTTCTGTTCCAACACCTATAACAAGGCTATTTGAAGCACCACCAGATCCTTTATAATAAATAGCAAAATACTTTAAAGCTCCTACAGATGTTGCAGTGCTAGGAGCTACATTAATACCTGTTAAGTTTGATCCATCGATTGCAGGTAAAGCTCCTGTTAGTTTACTTGCTGTCAGAGTTGATATTCTTGCGTCCGCTACAGTACCAGATGAAATATTTGATCCATTCAAATTTGTAAGATGTTGACCATTACCGACTATATTTCCAGTTGCTGAAACTTCTCCGGTAACACCTATTCCACTTGCTGTTGTTTGTAATTTATTAGCGTTGTCGTAAAAAAGATTAGCTCCACCGTTAACCGCAGCGGTTACATAATTTTCTCCTGTCATACTTTGTAGTCTTAAATCATTAGCGTAGACATATCCTACAGTACCATCAGAAAACAACTTCATATCTTGCCCTGCTCCAAATATAACATTGTCAGAATCACCAAGATTTATATTACTATTAGTTGTTATGTCTCCTGTTAAAGAGCCTCCAGATAAATTTAGTTTACCGTTATCTAAAGATGTAAACTGTGTTTGAATATCTGATGTAACGCCGTCTAGATGTTGAAACTCAGTATTGTTTACTGAACCGTCAGCAATCTTACTAGCGTCAGGTACCGGAGTATTATAACGTCTCGATTCATATGTTGCCATATTACTTCTCCGTTAATTTCCAGCCGTTAGTATTTCCTGTAAAGACAATTGTAAATGCAGCACCTTCAGTTGATACTGTTCCGTTTGCAGTTGCACCAAATATTTTTTTACCATTTGGGTTTATGGTTAGTGCGTTACTATCAAAAGTATCTGCTTTATCTAGAAAAGTAACCTCGTCTCCTTCAGCAGGAGAAGCTGGTAAAGTTAAAGTTATAGTATTTGATGTAGTGTCTACGAATATTTTTTCTCCACTAAAAACATTATCAGTTGCAGCAGTTACAGTTCTCCATGTTCCTCCACCAATACTTCCGCCTCCAGCGATCGTATACCAGTCAGTTCCATTTGTTGCAATTATAGCTCTGCCTCCTGGAGCTATAACATCTGAAGTGTTTCCTGATGTTCCTAATTGAAGTTGTATGGTACCATTATCAGTACCATCGTTTATAATTGTGTAAATTCTTTCATAACCATTACCAACGTTTGCTTGTGGTTGTCTAATTACAAAAGCTGAAGTATGCCCAGAAAAACGAATTGCTGCTTGACGCATTTCATTGTTACCTTCTGTAACTGGACCATTACTGTTTGTTAGATCATAAGGAGTAGAAACACCTCCTAAACTTTTTTCATATACATTAGAGATTGCTTCCTCAAATGTTTTACTAAATGTATCGTTAGTTGTGTTACCCCAAGAGTTTGCTTGTTCTCCTGAGCCTATTAGTTCCGCTTTTAAACGGGTTGAATATGTTGATGCCATATTATGCTACCTCTTGCCAGCTACTACCGCCAGCTCCTGTTGTTGAATCTACTTCACTATAAGAGCTTCCTCCAGCTCCTGTAGTTGATACATCTGACCAAGTTGCACCTCCAGTAGTTGTATCATCAACTGCACTCCATGTAAAGACAGATAATGGATTTGCTGTTAAAGTTAAACTTTCTCCTGTAACTGCTGCTGTAGGAGAAAGAGCAATACTAACACCATTTACAGTTGTGTTTAAACTCTGTCCTGCAATGGTTGGAGCAATCTTCGGAGTGGCACTGTTTAGTGATATATTTGTGCTAACTCCAGATACAGCAACTATTGATGAACCTGTAGCTGTAGCTGTTCCAACAGCTGAGTTAACTTGTAGACCTGTAATTGCTTCATGTATTCTAACTAAGTAAGATGGTGTTCCAACAGATAAAGTAGAGCTTGTTCCTGTGACAGCAATAATATGTCCTGTTGATAAACTTACTGTTCCAACTGAAGACGTAACAGAATTACCTGCAATAGTTGGAGCAAGTAGTTCTTCTACAGATCCTAGAGTTATAGTAGAACTTGTTCCTGTTACTGCAACGTTAGCGTCAGCAACCGGTGATACTGTTCCTGCTGATAAAGTAGAACTTGTTCCTGTAACTGCAGCAACAGCGGTGCCTGTTGCAGTGGCAGTTCCTACATTTGATGTAATAGCATTTCCTGTAACGTTAACGTTTAGCTCAGGTGTAACGGCACCTAAAGTAACATTTAATGCATTGCCTGTTAGCGTAACTGTTTGTCCAGCACTTATTCCAACTGTTCCTACGTTTGATGTAATAGAATTACTTGCAATAGTTGGAGCAAGTTTTGTTGTTAGTGTTCCTGTATTTGATGTTAAAGAAAAACCATCTACAAAGTGAGTCTTTTGTATAGTATATGAATTACTAACAGTAGCAGTTAATGAGACGCCTGTTACATTGACAACCGCTCCTTCTCCTGGAGTACCTAGGGAAGAAAAAGGTGCGGTCGCAAAAGGTGCAAAACCGAATGACATTATTTATCCTTTTTCTTGTCTTCTAATTCTTTGATTGCTTCTATCAATAGAGGGACAAGTTTTTCATACCAAACACTTTTGTATTCAGAATTGAATGGTGCTTCAGTAACTACTTCAGGTAAAACTGCTTCAACTTCTTGAGCACTAACACCTACTTGACGTTTATCGTTGTCATATCCAAACGATCTGGCTAAATCATTTTCTTTAAAATAATAACCACCTATGGCTTTTACTTTATCTAAAGCAGAATCAATTGGTCCTTCAAAGTCTTTTAAACGCGAGTCACTGTAATACGCTGTGATGTTTGAGGTCGCTCGAATTTGGCCCGTTGGTCCTGCACCGGTTCCAACACCTAACGCTGTCATTTGATAAGATGTGTTTGTAATCGTACCACTTGGTCCTGTTGGTCCTGTTGGGCCTGTCGGTCCTGTGCCACCACTTGGTCCAGTAGGTCCAGCAGGTCCTGTTCCACCTGAAGGTCCTGGAGGTCCAGCGGGTCCTGTTCCACCAGCGGGTCCGGTGGGTCCAGCAGGTCCTGTGCCACCACTTGGTCCTGGTGGTCCGTCTGGTCCGTCTGGTCCTGTCGGTCCAGTGCCACCACTTGGTCCAGTAGGGCCACCTGGGCCCGTAGGTCCTGTCGGTCCGGTAGGTCCTGTCGGTCCAGCTAGAGCTGCGTTTGCAATAGTTGCTTTTCTAATTGCGCTTGCTGACGTATCGTAAACTGCAATAAGGTCATCACTTGCAATACTTGTTTCAGCCGTTTGGCCAGATACAACATCACCAACAAGTGATCCTGTTATTGCAACTCCTGTATTAGTGGTTTCAAACTTCTTTGCATCGTTATAATAAATATTTACGGCTCCGTTTAAATTACATTGTACGGCTGTCTCGTTAGATACACCTAAACCTAAAACTGCATCTCCTCTTAAATATAATCCACCTGTTCCAACATCTTTAATAAATGAGTTAGTTCCGTCATGGTAAATTTCTAAATCAGCACTATTACCAAAAGTAGCTTTAACATCATCACCATGAGCAACATTACCAGTCATAGTGCCACCTGCTTTTGGCAAGGCAGCATTTGCAGTTGTTGTTGTGGAAGTTAATACTGCGTCTCTTGTTGCAATATCAATGCCATCAACTGTTCCAGAAACAGCTACATTACCACTTACAGACGCACCAGATGCAGTAGTAGAAAACTTAACTGTTCCGTTGTGACATAAATCAACAGCACCTCCATCAGTTCCACGAAGAAAATCTCCAGTTCCTCCGGCATTTGCTATTCTAACATCCGTTCCTTGTAGTCTTAAGTTTCCAGTACCAGCGTCTTTAATAACGCTGTCTGTACCATCGTGAAATATTTCTAAATCATTACTATCACCATACTGAGATTTTACATTGTCGCCATGTATAGTAGCTCCTGTCATAGTACCACCAGCTTTAGGTAAAGCTGCATTGGCGGTTGTAGTTGTAGAAGTTAATACTGAATCTCTTGCTGAAATATCTACGCCATCAACTGTTTCTGAACCTGACATAGTTATGTTAGCGCCACTTAAAACTAAGTTGCCTGACATAGTTCCGCCAGCTTTAGGTAAAGCGGCGTTAGCTGTAGTTGTAGTAGAAGTTAAAACTCCGTCTCTAGTTTGTATGTCAATGCCATCAACTGTGCCGGCAACTGTTACATTACCGCTTGCATCTTCGAACACTGCTTTACTAGCAGGTTGTGTACAGAATACATTTTTTGTACCTGCGCCAAAGTTTACAGCATTGTTAGAGTTAGAACTTCTAAGAATTGTGTCACGTGAGAGTGTGTCGGGAGTTGCGTCAGTGACAGTACCAATACCTACTTCAAAGTCTGCTCCACCATCAGCTTCTATACAATAGTAAGTTGTATTACTATTACCAATACCAGCAACAAAAGTCGTGAAGCCTTGAGAGGCTCCAGCGAGATTTATTGTACCCGTACCTGTGCTGGTGCTAGTCTCTTTGACTCGATCATTAAGAACAAGGGCCATTTAAACTCCTTACCCTAATCTGATGATCTCTGATCCACCACCGTTTGCTGGGAATTGAATTTCAAATGTTCCGTTTGAAGCTGTAAAGTCACCACCGAACGCTAACACAACAACAGCATCATTAGTTGGAGCACTACCATCTTGTCTGTAAATCAAAGCACCATTCGCAGTGAATGAAGCACTAGCCCAACTAACATTAGCAAAGTCAACAAATGCTGTAGTAGCATTTTGACCACCAGTTACTGATGGGCTGCCACAAACTTTTCCCCCTGCTGAATAAGCAGAACCAGAAGCGTTTGTTATTTCGTTAGTTGTTACATATTTCGTAGTAGTTGCACCCATAGTTGCTGAAGAAGTATAAAGCGCAATATAGTAAGTAGCACCACCATCGAAATCGTGATTACCTTTTAAAAGCTCTTGTTTAAAAACATTACAAACTGCTTGTGATATTGCCATAATTTTCTCCTATTAAGGGTTTTGAGAAGGTATAGGAATACGTAAACTTCCGTCCCTATATTCATCTCTTCGTTTTTTACCTAATTGTTCTTGAGCAAGTTCTTGAAGAGCTTCTTGAAAAGCTTGTTCATATACTTGTTGATCTTGTGGAGCTTTTAAAAACTTAAAAGTTTCCACCATGCAGGCATATAATAAAGCACGTTCAGCATTTACGCTAACCCATGTAGTCGTATTACCGGTACCTAAGCCTGTTGGTTTTTTAGTAATACCAATCTCAAATTTATACACCGCATTTGGTGTAGGCGCAATAGCTATTGTGCCCATGTCCCAAGTCGCATAGTACCTAGGCTTAGCTGTCGACCCTACTTCTGGAGTAGGATAATATTCATTTAAAAAATCTGCATCAACTCTTTCCAGCTCAAATCTCTCTTTAGTGCCTGAGTTTACGTATATTGTAACATATCTTATTGTGGCAATATCGCTAATTGTTGGTGTGGTAGCAGAGGTTGTCTGTCCTGGTAAACTTACAAATCTGTTATTAGCCGCTGTATTACCGCTGATGTATTCTTTAAAATTATCTAGCTCAACGTTTCTAAAAATTCTATCTTCTGCATGAGCTATAATGTCATTTATAATAGTTGTAGTCAGAACCTGAGCGTCTGTTTCTGCATAGTCTCTAATTTGTGTTACTAGTTCTGCGTATGTGGTCATGGTAATATACTAACAGGTCCTATTGACATTCCTGCTCCTCCAAAGTTCCTTATACCACCACTTTCATAATATTTAAAGGCTTTACCTCCACCAGCTACAAATTGATCAACATAGTCAGTTCTGTCATCAATCAATAATTTATTTGCTCCACCATAAGATCCTTTATTAAAATTTGTAGTGTAATTTGTTGCTGCTGGAGCTCTACCAACACCTGAGCCAATAGTTCCAAAGTTTGCTGTAACCCATGCATTTTTTTGATTTGTTATAGAAGTAGATGTAGTTGATGATAAAACTTCCCAAGATCCATTCTTAGCTATAATTAAATCAATTAATGCATCAGCTTCTGCTCTTTTAGCTAAAGTTTGAAAAAAAGTTGAAGGAGCAGCTGCAGCCGCTTGTAACTCGATTGCCGGAGTCATATTATACCAATCACCGTCTGAAGCTAACAAACCCTGTGATATAGCAAATGTTGCGATAGCTTGATAATATTCTGTTAATGTACCATCAAGATCTACATATACAGTCGTGGTTCCTGGGACACAATTGTCAGTTAAAAAATTTTCTACTAAATCATTTGGACTAAATGAAAAATTTTCATCATCTATTTTTGTAAGAACATGTCCTCTGGCATCATTAATATTGTCGTCATCAACTCTTGCTACTTGAGGGTAAATAGGAAAGTGTGATTCTACTCCTCTAAATCTTAAACGGTTTCCAGTGCTGTATCCATGACCAGGTAAATTAACATTAACTAAAATAGAATCTACTGCTCCTGCAGCAAGAGAATTAGCTGTTAATATTTGTGGTACAGGAGGTTCTGTTCTAGCAGGTCTAGCATTTTGTAATCCTTCAGCATCTCCTAAATGTGTTCTAGGTTCTAGTTGTGGGTGTTTTGGTTCAAACTCTGATTGGTGTACAAAAGCACCGTTCCATTCTTTAACCATTTCTGTATATGGAAATGCCATACCGCTTCGGTCTGAAATTGCTTTAGCATTTTTTCCTGTTGAAAATCTAGACATTAACTACATCACCTATAAATTTGGGTAATATGCCTGTGGTGCTATATACGTGCTAGTAGAAGACCCATCCTCTACTAAGGCTCTATTAAACTCATCTTCGTACAACATTTTTAAATTATTAGTTAGCTCAGGTTTTACTTTTTGAGAAAGGTAATAAGCTAAACCAGAAACCATACAAGGTACAAATCTATAAGGTACGTCTGCTGTGTTACTGTATCCACCTACGTCTTGAATACGTTTAACATAGTACATTGTAACGTGTTGAGCAGCCGCGTCAGCATCAGGTGTAGGGTAAAGAGTAATTGTAATATTATCACTAAATCTTTGAACGTAATACTGAGAAGGTTGAGACTTTGTAAGTTTATTTGATAAACTTTGAAACGTACTTCTGTCTATTTTACTAAGAGACGAATCTGATTGATTTGTAGTCGCTCTATTTCTTCTAAACGCAGCTTCTAAAACATCATCTATTCCATGAATACCATTAGGTATTGATGTTGCGCTTGTACCATCAGCAGCGTCTCTAAAAAATTTATACTCTCCCTGTCCTTCAACAAGATCAATATCTAGATTACCTATTTCCCAATAATGTAGTCCTCTATTGGCCCATTCTTGAAACATTATATTTAAAGAACGTCTTGCTGATTTTAACTGATAACCACTAACAGAATCTAAGCCTACTCTATTGTAAGCTTCTTCAATAATGTCATCAATTAAGAAACCACTCTCAAAATTAGTAGTACCTGATGTTGCCATTTAGCCCCCTAGTTAAAAGTAATAGTGCAGCTGCCTGATCCAGAGATTGTTAAGTGACAACCATTTTTCATTCTAATACCACTTCCAGGAACAAAAACTTCTAGTCCTTCTGTTCCAAAAAGAAATGTATGAGCTGTACCTGCTCCTGTAGTTGCATTGTCATGCAAAATAACAGAACCACTTGCGTTGCCCTTTGCTTGAATAGATGTAACTCTGCAAGGCCCACCGACTAAAGGGCCGGTAGCAGTTGCTTGAGCTGTTCTCTGGTCTGATGTGAAAGATCCTCCACCTGACATAATATTATCCTCCTAAATTAGTGGGGCCGAAGCCCCACATTTAATTTTGTATTAAGCTACTGTTGCGCCGTTTACTGAGCTAGCAACCCAACCGACAGTACTATTCCAAACTAAAGTAACTGATTCACCTACTGCATCGAAAGCAATTGTGCTTCCGTTTGCAAATGTAGTTGGAGTAACTGTTGCAGTTCCACCACCATCAACAATATGGTTGATGATTTTAATTTGTCCTGAAGTTGATCCATCAGCTAAAGTTACTGCAGCGGCTCCAGCCCCTGTAGTAAGCTCTGTTATTAGGTTTACAATATCTGCAGCTCCTGCGCCTGATAATGCTTGTACACCGCCTCTAATGGCTTTGTTGTAAGAAGCATTACTAGTTATAGCACCAGTAGTTGCATTTTTTGTTATATCTTCGAACCCGCTTTCTGATCTAACCGGTCCTGAAAAAGTAGTTGTACCCATGTTTATGTCCTCCTGTTAATTAACACAGTCGCGAGGCCGTCTGGTCAAGTCTGTGTTTCTTCGAATATACGCTTTTAATTTAGTAAATGCAAATAAAAAGGGGCGCCGAAGCGCCCCTTAAAATGGTTTATAACCTTACTGATTATACACCTGGAGATCCGAAGATACCTCTAGGATCAGAGAAGCCGAAGCTGTATCTTTCCCTAGCTTTATATCTAACGTTACCAGTTTCAAAATCGCCTTCCATGGCAGTTTTGATTGGTGCTCTAACCATGTGTTTCATTCCGTTAGGAACATCTGTCTTAATGAAGAAAGACTCTGTATCAGCTAGGAAGTTATTTACCACAAATCCTTGTGGTATCATTCCCATTGATTTCATCGCATTTGCATCATTGTCAGCAGTGCCAACTCTTAGAGCAGATTTCATGATTCTTTCAGCTGCAAATTGCTGAGATGGGTGAATGATTAATTTCATTCCCTTAGCAGCAATTTTTAGTCCACGCTCGTCTGTCATTTTAGCAATGTCAATTAAAGACTGCTCTAATGAAGTTTCAGATAAATCAGCGGGTGTCGCTAATTCATTTGCAAACGTTCCAGCAATTACTGGGTGGTTAGTTGCACAAAGTGCAACACCATCACCACCTGTAGAAGTAGTGAAAGCTCCATCTAGAATTGCAGCAGCTTTAAGTTGCTTAGTTTGAGCCATAGAACGTGCTAGTGCTTTCGTATAACGAGTTGAAATCTTATCATACAAGTTATCTTCAACAGCTTCCTCAGTAATAGAGAAAGCGAGAGCAATTGTCTCATGTTGATATCTTGCAGTGTAAGTTTCCTGCGCGCTATCGTAAACCACTGCTGCGCCTTCTGACTTAACGGCAGCTTTGTCGAAACCTGATAACATTACTTCTTCTTCGAATGCTCGATCAGAATTTTCTGTATCATAAATTTCAGCGTGTTGGTTTTCGTAGTTTTTGTACTCAAGTCCAAATAATGCATTCAGACCTGGCTCTAGCTCTTTAGCGAGCTGTTGTCTTGATATAGCCATATAATTATCCTCCTGCTATTATTTGTAAACGTGTTCATTAATAAGAACTTCATACAGCAAGTTGGCTGAACCAACCTCATTACGACCTTCTTTGTCAGAAAGTCCAACGACACGAACATTAATTTTATTTGCGCCGCCAAAGTTTGCTGAATCAACTTCCATTGCTGAAACACCTGTTGATGTATTACCGGTACCCGCGTTAATGTCACCTAAGTTACCCAAGTTACTTTGTGCTGAAGCAGCATCACCTTGTATCTCAAAGGTTTGGTAAGGGTCGTCATAGATAAACATAGACGCTACTTGAGCAGCCGGTCTATTGTTTTTAAAAGTGGGTTTTCCATCGGAATCGTCAAAGTTACATCCCCAAAAAACTCCTACAAATGCTGTGTCAGCAGCTGCACCTCTTTCAATATTTCCTGCGTTTAATTTACATAAATCGCCTTGAAATATTTGAACGTTGTGCCCTGCAACAGCAGTGTATTTGTTCATTGCCGGTGATGTACCACCGCCGATTTTTCCAATAGGATTGAACCCGTTTGGCGAGTCTAAATTTGCCATAGTTGTTTTCCTCCTTAAAGGGTTATTGTTAAATCGATGGTTGAGAAAAGATTAGTCTTTTTTCGAGCCACCAAAAGTTACACGAGTCTGTCGATCTTGATTAATCGGCATACTTGGGTGCTGTTCCTTCAAGACATCGTTTTCAATTGCATCATTTCGATCTTGAGTAATTTTTGCAAAGTACTCTTCACGCGATTTCGCGAGCTCTTCAGATATCCTTGCCAGCACAAGGCCACCAACCCCGATCATACCTGCGTATTTGCCGTTATCTATAGAAGGATAATTATCATTTGGATATTCGTCAGCTCTAACTAACTCCCATCCTGATCTAAGCTTACCTGCCATGTTAGTGGTATCGTCGTACCCCATGCTTTCAGCTCTTATCCACCTATGTCGATATCCGTCTGGCGCAGGTGGTGCGTCCAGTGATGATGGAGGAGTCCAAATCTTAGGCTTTTCAGTTTTTGCTCTAGATTGACTCACGCGAGTGGTTTTCATTTTATCTTTTTCCATATGCTTATACCTCCTTCGCGGCTAATTGTTTCGCATACTCTTCAAGTGGCACACCTAATCTTTTAGAAATTGCTACCTGTGAAGGTGTGAGTTTCACAGTTTTTCTGCGTCCTTTTGTGGCCGGACGTTTGGCACTTGCTACGTTCTGCGTCGGTGCAGTTGTCGTAGTTGACTCCACATTATCAAATTTATGTGGGAATTCAAGTCTTATTCGCTTGTCAACCTCAGAATAATAGTCATCTGTTTGTGGGTCAAATCCTTCGTCTTCAACTAGCTTTTTATGTATGTCAAATGCAGTGTAAGTCATTGCATTATCTGTACCAAACCATGGGTTTTTCTGCGCCCATGCATCTGCTCTAGGGTCTACTGGAGCAGGTTGTTGCTGTTGTTGAACTTGTTGCTGTTGTTGAACTTGTTGCTGTTGTGCAACTTCTGCAGGCAAGTTTTCTTGCATTTCCTTAATCCTTGCTAGTCTAGTTGCATCCATTGACAGTTGTGCAAGCTCAGTTTGAGCAGCGACTTGCGCCTCTACATCACCTGCATTAATAGCATTTGCTAATTTACTCTTTACAGCGTCAATGTTTGTAGTAACTCTTTTTTCAAATTCATGATTGTAAGAACTGTCTAAAGTTTTATATTTGTTTCTTAACTTTTCAGCTTCTTGTTTTTGATTTTGTGCATAAGTAATAGCTTCTTCCTTTTGTCTTTCAGCTTCCCTCATTTTACGAGTTAGCTTAGCTATTCTTTTTTGTACTCCCTCTGAATACTCACCAAGTTCGTCTTTTGGTTTTTCTTCAACAGGTGCTGTTTCTACAGCTTCTTCTTTTACTTCTTCAACAACTATTTCTTCAGCTGGTGTTTCTTCAACAGGTGCAGCATCTAATTCAATTTCTGTTTCCTGTTCATCGGTTTCACCGACATCTATTTTATCTTCTTGCATAGATTATCCTCCTCTATGATTTACATTGCGTGAATAAGATCTTCAGGATCTTCTATAGTCCCTAGTATCTCATCATCGTTTAACATTCTTATCTCACCACCATCAATCTGCATACGTGATCCTGCATATCTTGCAAAGACCACCCATTGTTTTTCTTTGCACCATGGTCCTGTCGGATATTTTTCTTCATCCTTGTAACAGAGATCACCCATCTTTAGTACATATCCAACTTGCGTTGCTACACGTGCTTTGTCTAATGATTCTTGTGCAATAATAATTCCGCCTTCAGTTTTTTCTTTAACTTGAAAGGGCATAACAAGTATACGCCATCCTGTAGGATGTGGTAACTTATCTAGATTTGTTTCTTGAGTTTCTTTTTTAGCTTCTTCAGCTTCTTCTTTATACTTATCTTCTAATGCGTGCGATGTTTGTTTCGTCATCTGGTTCTGGCTCCTTAGGGTTTAGCAGGTTAGAGAGTTCCTGTTTAATTTGATCCATAGCATGAATCTTTCCGCAAATATATGTATATTTGTCCATTTTGTCAACACCACCGCTCATTAACGTTTGAGCGCAGTCGTCAATCGCTTGATCTAGGTGTCTTTGTATCTTGTATATTACGTTTACCGGGTCTGTAGCTTCTGACATTTCTTTTATCCTTATCTCCTAGTTTATCCCAAAACTCGTCAAGAGCATTTGGTTCTTGTTTACAACATTCCCCCGATAGTACTTTTTCTTCCGTGTGGCAATCACACGTTTTTTCTTCTCCCATTTATCCCCCTAAATTTTTATTTGCCTTTGAATTTACTAAGTGTAGTAACCCCAAAACTTCCACCCACTATAGTAAGTATAATGACCCAGAAATAATCGTTGACATCTTTTAAAATCTCCCACCCTGCAGCCATCCAAGGCTGAGTCCAAGGTGTGAAATGTGCCAAAATAATGAGGCTCCAGAAAACGACCAAATATTCGTCTTTCCATGAGTTGGCAGTTTGTCTCACCTGTTCCATCTGAACACCAATCTTTGCTACGTCCACCTTTGCGGCTGCCTCTATCTCCTTTGCTTTGATGATTTTATCTTTTTCTAGTTTGTGAGAAATTGCGCCGACAGTCTTTTCGGTTATAAGTTTTGCTATAGGATTATTTAGTAATCCTCCTCCAAGACCTAAAAGTGGTTTGATAAGTAGCAGTGGGTTCATTAGTTGTTGAGTATTACCGCGATGAAAATTATAATGCCAACAGCAATTATAATTTTTGTTTTCTTAGTGGTTCCGTTCCACCATTCTTGGGCTTTCCATTTTATTTCGTCGATCATGATGACCTCCTTTTTTTTCGTTTTACACCTGCTTCGCTGAGCGCGATAGCTATGGCTTGCTTTTTATTTACCACTTTTTTCTTAGATTTACCAGATTTTAGTTTTCCTGATTTATATTCACGCATTACCTTGCTGATTTTCTTTTCTTTTTTCACGCTAATCCCATGTATGCAACTAAGTATTCTGCTTCTTCAGGTGAGTATCCGTTCTTAATATAACGATCATATGCTTCTAATGCTTCGTCTTCATATTTTGATCTTATAGGATCAATAGGAATGTAAGGGTTTGTTAGAGCTGGGTTTCCTGGTCTTGTATTTTTTTCAGTTTCTAAAGCGTTATATCTTTCTATAGCTAAGTCAGCTTGTTGTTCTGGAGATAAATAACCTCCTTGAATTTCAGCAACCTCGTCAGCAATAGCAGCTGTCATAGGCCCTGTGTATTTACGTGCAATTTTTGCGTCTTCGTCTACGTTTGCAAAAGGAACGCCAGGATCAGCAAAAGCGTTATTAAAATTTTCATCAGCTACAGCTTCTATAGATTGAGGATTTTTAGTAAAATATTTTCTTGCTTTGTAGTTTCCTATACCCGTCAAATCAGAAAGACTTTCTAGAGTTGGACCAAACATTGCTTCACCCAAACCCAAAATTCCTTTTCCGATTTGTGCGTAACCAAAAGTTCCAGGGGTTAATTGTGATGTACCAAGGGCGTTATAACCTGCACCAAGCATATTTTGTCCAGAAGAAAGAGCACTACCAAAAACATCAGAAACCATTCCATATGCTTCTTCAGGAGAGGTGTTCATTTTTGCTGATGCAAGTTTTGCTACGTTTTCGTTAACTCCCATCTTCATCAATCTATCTACAAAAGCCTCTTCTCCTAAAGTTTTAAAAGCTTCTGTAAAAGTTTTTTTATCTTCCGTTTCTGCTTCTTCATCTTCAAGAGCTAATTGATTAACTTTTTTTGCCATAATGTTTGGATTAACATTAGTATTAGCATTGGTTAAAGAGTTTGTGTTTAATAAACCTTGACCACTAAACGTAGAAGCAAGTCCTGTGCCCATCAAACCAGCGTCATAAGCCGATTGTATGTTCTGTGGATTATTAGTAAAATATCTTTCTGTAAGACCTATTGGTGTGTTGTTCTCACCAAACGTTACTAAATTTCCTTCTTCGTCAGTAAGAGCTAATCCGCTATAATCGGTTATCTTATTTTTATCATTATCTGGACCTTCGGGATTTCTCTCATTACCAAAACCATCCATTCCACCATAATTATCTTGACCTGGTCCTGTGTTATAGCCTGGCATTATTAATTCCCCTCTTTAATTGTCGCCTGCATCTGTTTTATACCATCTTTTGCAAGTGATACTGACGCTCTCATTTTAGCATGTTCATCATCTTGCTCAAGTTTATCTTCTGCAAGTTGTCTGTTTTGTAGTAGTTTTAGTGCGTCCATTTCAGCTTTTTGTTCGCCTTCTTCACGTTTTCTTTCCTCTTCTTTAGCTTTTAACTGCACTTCATCGTTCTTTAATCGTAATAATGGGTCATTATCGATCTGATTAAGCACTTTTTTCTCTTCTTCAAGGTATTCTGCCATTGTTTCAGCAATTAATACTGATTTTCTTGACTCAAGTGCCTCTGTAAGCTGTTTTACACGCTTTTGTGCCTCAACAAGTTGAGGATTTTGCTGCATTTGCTGCATCATTTGCGGATTTTGTTGCATTCCACCCATCATTTGTTGAATTTGCTGTTGCATTTGCTGCATTTCCATAATTTCGTCCTTAAATTCTAGCTGAACTTGCTCTGTTGCCATCAAAGTGATGTGTTCTAGTATGTTTTTTTGCAATGCTGCTAGTATTTGTGGGTTTGTACGTGCCATCATTGTACCCATAAAGCTTAAATGTGCATCCATGTGAGCTTGGTGGTCTTGTCCTGGGAAAGCTTTAAAAGTTTCTCCTGTCAAAGCCTTTAAATTTTCCATAGCTGGGTCCATTGGTTGTGGCTGTGCTGGTTTTTTTAATAACGTGTCAATGTTTTTTACACCTAACGCCTCATACATATCACGATACGCAACATATAAATTGTGCATCTTAGGATTAGACATTGCTAACTGTAATTGCGTTTGTGCAATACTAATTCTTTGTGTCTGTGAAAAGATATTAGGATCTGCAACAGGAATGATATCTACTCTCTCGTCAAAGTCAGTTGCAAAAATTTGTTTTTGTCCACCTACTACATCGTATGGATATTCTTTTGGTAAGTATGTTGCAAAACATTTAGCAAGTAACATAAACTCACATTTCATTCCAGCATACACTCTTTTGTGTATTGCTGACATAACCCGCGATCCACGTTCAAGTAATGCTACTGTCGTGCCTACTGCTGCATTTTGATTACCATCACCGACCTGCATATCAGCAATAGACGCGAATCGTTGACCTGCTTCTACAACAACACCCATTAACTGTAGTAATGTTCCATCAGGTCCTTTAAACGGCAACGGCATAAATGCGTCAGCTAAATTTCCACCAGGAGCGTCAACATCACGGAACTCTCCCGGCTGCAACGGTTGAGCTTCGTCTCTGACTCGGATGCCTCTTTGTTTGAATCCGGACGGTAAGTTAGACAAGGTGCCGGCGTCAAGAAGCTGTCTCAATGCTGCAGTTGCAGTTCGTGACAGTCCGCCGATCATGTGAATAAGGCCGAATCCATAGAAGCCTAGTCCTGGTAAAAACTTAAAGTGTACAAAATAATCTTTTTTCTTTTTAGACGGATCGTTCGCATCGAAATTTCTTCTGATTGCTAAAATCTGTCCTGATCCTTCATCAAGAGTAATGATGTAAGGAACTTTTAAACCTGTCTCTTCTCCTGTCTCTGGGTCAACTTCTCCAAAACCAGTAATAGACATTTCAACATGACATTCTAGTAAAGTGTATATTTCACTTTTTTCTAGTTCAGCCATTTCAATACCTTCTAGATCATTTTTCTTATCTCTAATTTCATCAGGTGCAACTGATCCAGATTGTGTCAATTCTATGTCACTGTAAAAACCTGTTAGTTGGTTTTTTAATAAGTCATTTCCTGTCATTCTTATAGAATGAATAACACAATCAGAATCATCTAATGATGTAGTTGTGTAAGGAACATATAAATCTTCTGCGGGCACAAACTTAGATACACAACGACCTAGTAATTGGTCGTAGTAAACTTTTTTAAATGTAGAACCTGACAGAGGTAAGTTAAATAACATTTGATCAAACTCTGGCTCGTACTCTTTCATTTCTACCATTAACTGATAGTTCATATAATCTTTAACGCGTTCTGCTTGGTCTTCTCTTGCAGGGTCTACGTTTCCTACAATCTGTGTTCTAACTGGACCGCCTGCTGGTAGTAACTCTTTGTATGCAAGAGATTGAAATTGTGTAACAGCTTCTGCAAGTACAGGGTGTGTCGCGCCACTAGAACCTTGGAATGGTTCTGATCTATTTTCGTATTTAAAACCTAATAGGTCTAAACCTTTTGTATAAGTGTCTTCCCAATCTGCTCTTGATGATTTACAGCTTTCATAGTTTTCTAAAAGGTCGTTTGAAATTTCTTGTAAAATATCTTCTTCTAAAAAGTCGGCTAAGTTTTCATCATGTGATTGTCCGCCTTCAGGTACAACTGCTGCTGGATCAAAATCAACTTCAACACCGCCATCATCTGTTTCTTTTATTTCAACAGGCTGTTGTTGCGTTAAGTTCATTTGTATTTTTTCCAACTGAGCTTGCTGATTAGGTACTTTTAAATTTGTCCTAGTTTGTTTAGGTGGAAGTACTGGGTTGTTTTTATCTATAGCCATTATGCTGTCCTCTGTCTAAATAATGAACCTACTCCATTCGGCATCGGTCCTGCTTGTGGTGGCACTAATCCACCTAGTTTAAATCCTGGTTCTTGCTGTTTTGTTCTTTTTACAAAATCTTCTATTGCATTATCTACTTGCATCGTGGTTCCTCTAGTTGCAAATTCTTCAACGTTGCGAAGATCAGTTGTAACTTCATCCATTCCCATTGCATAGTTTTCAAAATCTCCACTAGGCTCAGAACCTTTTCTAAACTCTCCAACAAAAAACGATGGGTCTTCTGTAACGCTACGACCATCTTCAAAATATCTTTGCATTGATGGTTCGTACTCAAAACTAACTTGAGTACCATCATCCGCTACAGTATAAACATCTATTCGTCCTGTGTTTACATCTTCTACCATTTTATATTCAGTTTTACCATCCATGTATTTATACACCGCATTTACTTCACCTTTTTGTGGTGCTGCAGGAGATACTAAATTACCTTTTGTTTGTATCTTACTGACAAGTAATGGGAACCATTTAGGCATACCCGGTGCTGATAATGTTTTTGCTGCGGTGATACCTGTTTTTGCTGCAGGTAATAATCCTTTACCAGCAGTTAATGCTGCAGTGATCCCACCGCCTAACACACCAAGAAAACCTCTACGTGACATTGGCAATTTACCCCCGCCAGGAACGTCTTTACCATCAGCAAACCCTACACGACCACCTTTTGCCATTTTAGGTTTGTCTGGATCAAAAGGAAAAACTTCTAAAATTTCATCTATGTCTTCTATTCCTTCACTACCCATTTTCTCTAACGTTTTTTTGTTAATGTTTTCTAGCAATCTTGCTTTTTCAAACTCTCCTGCCTCCGCTAATAATTTTACTTTTTCTTGGTTCCTTACAAGTTGTTTTACCATGTCACCTGCTAAACCTGTTAACTGCTGATTACTAAGATGTTCTAGATCTTTTCTTATTTGCATTTTATCATCTACAAACTTGTCTGTTAATAGGTCGTCTACTTCTTGTGGACTTAAAGGGTTTTCAGGTGTGTCTATTTCTACTTTTGCTTTTCCAAAAAATTCATCAGGTGGAGTTTCAGTTGCAATAATTTCTTTTGCTTTGTTTTTTGTTATTCTTGCATTAGCAGGATCAGCTCCACCAGTTTCTCTTGCAGGGGGGTCTTGAACAATTCCTTTTTCAGGGTCAAACCTAACGTCACCTACTCCATGGTCGTATTGAAATTGTTTTAGTGCTTCGTCTTCTCCAAACTGTTCTGCTATGTCTTCATACTTTTGGTAATCTATTTTGCTTGCATCAAACTTTCCTGTTTGTGCTGCTGTTATTCCTTTTTCGTCGACACGATACTTGCTTAAATCAATAATATTATCTGTCTCTATATTTTTTCCAAGTTCTTGTATCTCTTCTAAGAACTCTAAAGGCTCGTCTCTCATCTGTATATCTGCGTACGCATAAAGTCTTTCAGTGTCGTCTATGGTTGACATCTTTCCAAAATTTCCACCTTCTGAATAACCTTGGTTCATTTTCTCAACAAGAGCGCGTTTTACTCTTCCGACATCCAAACCTGTTTTCTCTGCTATGAATTCAAACGTACGTTCTGGTCCGTCTTTTAACAAAGCAGATATACCTTGTGGTCTATTCATTACAGAATCTGATTCACCAGCAAAACGTTCTGCGTTAGCAACAATTGGTTCAAAATCATTTTTTAATTCTGCAACCATTGAGTCTACAGTATCTAAGTCTTGGTTTGTGTCTGTCCCTTTATATCTTTCTACAAAGTCGTCAATTTTGTTTGACAAATCTTCTACTTCAAGATTAGTCATACCCTTAGTAGCTTTAGCTCTACTGAGTAGGTTATCTATATAGTTTTTTATAAACAATGGTATCTTCATTAGTAGTATGTCCTCTGTTCATACGGCAAAGGTTCGTCTTCATAGTCATCTGGATGTTCTACAAAGCCACCTTGTCTAAATCTCATTACGGCTTGAGTCATACTATCCACTAAGTCATCGTGTTCCCCTAATGGAAATGCAGCGCACTCCTCAATAACCTCTTCAGCAAACTTTTTATCTGGTGCCCATACCATTCCAGCTTCAAATAGCGGTGCTACAGAGTTCACTCTAGTATGTTTATCATTTCCTTTACTAGGTGTAAAGTTAATAACTGGTATGCCTAGCTTACGCAATTCATACGTTAAAGGTAGTCCTGAAGCCTTAGCTTCCACGATCACCGTTTCTGGTTTCCAGTAATCATATTGTTCTTTTGCTTTCTTACGTAGTTCTGGAAACTCGTATCTATCTTTTACCATGTCTAATAGTATTAAATTAGGTGCGTCGCCTTCATTTGGACAAAATACACCCCACGTAGTTATGGCGCTGTAGTCAGCTGTTTCTTTTTTCATAAACGCTGTGTCATAAGATTGAATCACGTGCATTAATGCAGGTGGTTCTGGTTTGTCATACACCTTCCACCACTCACGCTTTATAATACTACCTTCAGCTGCTGTTGGATTTTGTTGGTATTGCGCATTCCATTTTAGTATACTCACGGATGCTTTTACCGCTTCCAGTTCTTCGAGCTTCCAATAACCGGGCCAAACGGGTTTCCCGCTTGGAAGTATGGCTGGGAATTCTATCACTTCCCATTGATCTGCTTTTGGTTCTGCTTGTCCTTTTATCAATTTTCCAGTTAAGTCAGCAACGTTCCATCGAGTCATCACCACAATTATCCTGCCTCCAGGTTGCAAACGCTGCCGCGGTCCAGAAGTATACCACTCATACACTCGATCGTAACTGGCCATGTTCATTGCGTCCTGCTCAGAATGTGGATCATCAATAATTAATAGATCAGCACCACGACCGGTTATTGAACCGCCGACACCTGCTGCATAATATTCGCCGCCTTGATCGGTCTCCCATTTACCCGCAGCTTTAGAATCTTCTTTTAATCTTGTTTGAAATATTTCTTGATACTCTTGCTGTTCCATAAGACCTTTAGCCTTACGACCAAAACGTACAGCAAGTTCTGCATTATTAGTTGCCTGGATTATTTTTAATTTTGGATTGTTGCCAATCATCCATGCAGGTAAGAAGTTGGATGCAAATTCACTCTTCGTGTGCCGCGGCGCCATGTTAATGATTAAACGTTTTATGTCACCATTAGCAACTTTGTTAAATTTGTCCGCCATAATTTTATGATGTTTGCCTTCTATAAAATCTGGCCACATGTGTTTTACAAAACTTAAGAAGTCATCGCGGATTTTTTGTTCTCCTTTTTTTTCTTCAAGGAGAAGCATTGTCTTTAAATATTCTTTTCTAGTATCTGGTGGTAGTTGGTTTATTTGTTCTGGGGTTAGCATTCGAAAAAATTTTGCAAAAAATTTTGCACCTTTGCTTTTAATGGTGAAAATGATTTTAGACCATATAAACATTCAAATCAAGCTATATATGGTATGTTGTTAGGATCCCTATACTATATGTGGGGGGTGGGTGGGCCCAAAGGCAACAAGCCTAGGAAAACGCTAGGGACCCCTCGCCAGTTTAGAATGAGTCTAATGTACAAAGATATATAAATAAATAGTTGACAGTATTTTGCAAATACAGTTAAACTATGGGATAACAAGAGAAAGGATAATATATGTATAGATGTACAATCTGCAACGCAGACAATAAGCCAGACTATATGTTTAATGATGAGAAATGTATGGACTGCGTCACCGAGTTAGAGTGGCAAGACAAAGAAGAATACCAATCATATACGGAGGGCTACCAAGATGAATAGTGGAATATGGGAACTATCATTCGTACTAATCTTTATAGGACTATGTATAGGGTGGGTAATGCTATGAGATATATTAGTAAACATGGCTGGTTATATATAATGGTTATACTTGCTGGGCTATACTTCCCAGCAAGGGCTATTGCATTTTGGGGGTTTGGTATATGAGTCACGCAACTTTTTATAGTGTGTTATGCCTGTTAGTTTTGGGTGTAGCCATGTGGCAGGTGTGGTCTATGAGTAAGTCAGCAAGATACTGTGCGACTTGTGGTAAGAAGTTCTACCCCAAGTCATACTCAGCATACCCTCAAGATGATTACTCTTGCACAGATTATCCAACACGATATGAAGTAGAGCCAATCCACAAGCACTTTCATTCACAACGCTGTATGAAAGAGTGGATTGCAAGATACTCTCGAGAGTTCTCTAATTTAATTGACAACATATCACATAATGTGATACAAGAAGATAGCAACCAACAGAAAGGATAACAAATGGAAGCTAATAAACTAAGACTAAACCAACAGAAACGACAGCTACTCAAAAGAGAGTGGGCTTCGACTGTTTGGAATAAGACACCTATGGAAGTTGAGGACAATCTAAAACTTGCCATTGAAAATTACAGAACAGTAAAACAACAAACTTGGGATAATGTAATCACACCGATAATGGACGATAAGTTTCCACTAGAGGATATGCAAGTATTAGCCAAGTACGATAGAGGTAGCAATCACTATCGATCATTCACAGAAATAGATCAATGCTTTTATTTTAAGCCGACACATACAGATAGTAGTGAAAGCCAATACAAGTGGACTATTAGTGATGATGAAATGCTAGCATTGTATCACTTCGAGTTGCAAGAGAAAGGACACCAAGCGACACTAGAAGTTGAGTATAGTGAGACAAGTAGAGATCGCAACCCTCACTATCACGAAAAGACAAAAGCTATGGAAGAAGATTTGTCAAAAGTATCAACAAGTCTTGATCGTGGTTTGTGGAATAAACATGGCTATCATAGAGGAGGTAGAGATTATAGTGATGACATTTCTGCTTTCAGTCGTATCGTACCGAATACGGGTGGTTGTCATTCTCGTACTATGATGTGTGGCGAAACACATTGGGAACAACTTAAAATGTATGCAAAGGCTCAAAGCAGTTTGACAAATGCACACCGAGAGTTGTGGCAAATGAAATACGAGTTAGTCAAAGATATGAACAGTATCATTGACCAAGCTAAGTTCTTGTCTGATGTCAAAGAGTATTGGCCAGATGTTCAAGAGTGTGTTTCGTTTGAGACAAGCGACATATCAAGAGAGTTATCTATTGTATCAGACGATACAAGAGAGAGACTAAAACATTCACTTGCAGTTAGACAGACTGCAAGAGAACAGCAACCAAAAGAAGTTGAAGTTGTTGTGCCAACGCAAGGTTTTGCTCTGGTAAATTAATACTTCTGATACTTGGCATGGTAGATATATCTGTAAGCCCAAGTATAAACCGCTGTGCGGTGACAAGATAGACAGTAGTGTAGTAGACTCAAGTATCTTGTCTTTGGACGGCGTCCAGTCCCTGAAGAGCTAGTAGACTCTATTAGAGAAATGCTGCTTCAGGGCCAAGCCGCAAGCAACAAGCGCATTTTTTATTTGACAATGTGTCATGAATATGGGACATTATGATATTAATAACAAAGAAAGGATAATACAATGCCAAACTTTAAAGTAGCAATAATACCTGCTGGAGATGGTCCAGTTAAACTACAAACTATCGAAGGTGAAGACGGTCCAGCGTTTGAGACTATCTATCCTCTGATCAATGCAGACATGATACAAATCGTTGAAGGTAAATGGAACGACGTCAAAGAAAATATAATCTTTGATTGCGATCTATACTGTGACGAAGAGGGACGCCTAAATGGTAAGCAACACAACTGGAGAGCATCCCAACTGCGATACAATAAACTAAAAGCAATTGAGGACCAGCTGACGCCCGACTGGCGCGACTGGTGCCATATCGTTGGCGACGTTGCCATGGTGGTCGAGGACAACCCCGACCTGCAATGGGAGACTCAGTGAATAGATCCACTTACAAAAGCAAGATGCTCCGGGCTGGTCCCGGGGCACCTGCTGAGCGTTCAGAGCCGTTCGGTCATGTTAATGACTACTGGATTCAAAGGCGCAAGCAGCGCGAAGCGGCAAGCGCCAAGCGCCAAGCAACAAGCAAAGAAACATTGACTTTATTTAAATAGTATGGGATAACATGATATTAATAATAGAAAGGATAATATATGGACGAAGTATACTACAATAGCACCAGCCGCGGGCGTATACCTGTATCTGATATGTGCGACGAACACGTGAGACGAGCATTTAAAAAACTACTGCGAGACATCCACGAGATGACTGGCAAAGAGGCGCCGCTGGAACATTATCTACATCTTTTTGAAGGTGAGGGGCCAAACTTTAATAATATATACGTGAGAATTAACGGCGGGATGGTTAGATATGAACGCGTCAAATAGAAAGATAATCACAGGGGGGCTAAGCAAGCCCTCCAAGATGCCTGGCTACGCGTACAACTTACCGGCGACAGAATGCAAGATAGGTTCTAAGCTTGTTAAGATACCGGGCTCGGTGTGTCATGGCTGCTATGCTTTAAAAGGCCGTTATAGATTTCCAAATGTTAAAGAAGCAATGCACAGAAGACTGGCCAGTATACAGGACCCGCTATGGGTGGAGACTATGGCCGCGGACATTAACGCCCGCAAGTCTAAATATTTTAGATGGCATGACTCAGGCGACATCCAAACAATAGAACACTTACGAAAAATATTCGACGTATGCAGGCTGACGCCTGACGTCGCGCACTGGATACCCACGCGGGAGTCCGGGATCCTTTCTAAGATTGACCCGGACGAAGTGCCGGGCAATCTAACAATAAGGTTAAGCGCAACAATGGTAGACGGCAGCGCGCCTAAGAGCTGGGCCCTGACAAGTACCGTTGTATCAACTGGGCGTACGTGTCCGGCACCTGATCAGAATAACGAATGCAAGACGTGCCGCGCCTGCTGGGACCAGTCGATTCCAAACATAGCATATGGCAAACACTAACCCGCTAATCGGGCGGACCTTTCCCTTCTCAAGGGAAAGGATCGAACCCTTATACAAAAACAGGATACAAGCGGACCTCAGGCGTGAACAGATGCGCGCGAACTATAAAAAAAAGCGGCAAGCTTCAAGCAGCGAGCCACAAGCCACAAGCGTCAAGCTTCAAGCAACGAGCGCTTGACAAAAGACTCAGGATATGGGATAACATGATATTAAATAACAGAAAGGATACTTATGACATTAAACTTAGTAAAAGGCGAATTCAGTTCACTGGAAGATGCGCTGCGCGCTCAGGTCAAACTGCTACAGGAGAAAGGCGAAAAGCTGCTGCTCATGGTAGCGAAGCGCGACGAAAAGATCCACGGACCTGGAAATCCTGGTGGAGGGTCATCGCGAATCTATCCGGGAGTACAAGCACGAGCTGGAGAAGCTACAGGCAGACAAAGAGCTCAACAAAGGCATCATCCACGGGCAGAGCGAGGTCATCGACGACCTCAGGTCCCAGCTGGAGACGCCAATCAACTTCGACGACGACTAATGGACCGGGCCCTTCGGGGCCCGTCTTCAGGATACAGAATCAAGCTACAAGCGACAAGCCTCAAGCTCCAAGCAGCAAGCGTTCTTCCAAAGCATCAAGCCCCAAGCAGCAAGCGTCAAGCTCCAAGCCGCAAGCAGCAAGCTCCTGGATCGCGCTGCCTTCATAAAGTTTAATGACTCTTTGCTCGTGGTGCTCGGCTATGATGAACGTGTTTGTAGGGTGCTTGATATGGAACGCAATTTGGTGTGGTGAGAAGGTTAATTTATTACCTTTAGATACCTTTAATTCAACAGTAAAAAATCCACGTTTTTCAGTGTACCCAACTAGATCAGGAAAGCCAAAACTGGCCCAAGACTCTACTCTTGTCCATGTGATATTAGGTGTTTTCTTCTTGACTTTTTGCCAGAGTTTAGACTCGTTTTTCAGGGTATGCTACTCCACTAAAATCATGAGCCTATACTTCTCATATTTAGGACCAATCAGCTTGTTTTCGATTAGCTTAATCTCTTTTATGTTGAACTCTTTTTGCATAGGATTACGTCCTTCAGGTAAGATCATTTGAACTCTAGCGTCTCCACCCTCTTCTGATTCACAGAATCTAGTTAATACTTGCATCAGTTTTTTAGTGTTGTACCAATGATTACTCATGTTAAAGGTGGCCCCGCAAACCATAATACTAAACTATATCTTGTACCTACTCTTACAGGTCGTACCCTGTGTGGTAAATAACTTGGAAAAAAAATCATGTCTCCTTGTTTTGGTTTAATTTCTTGTTTTTTAAGTTCTAAAGGGTCTACATCTAAGTAAGCTGTGTCAAACTCTCCGCCTGAAAAATTATCGTTCAATAATACTGAACAAGAAAGTTTACGTGTAGTATCTATAAGATTAGCAGCATTTGTTTCTCTTAGGTTTTTAGGAGAATCAAAACCAAATCTCCTATTTGCTATTTGATCAGAGTATCCATCTACATGCCAGTCGTATTTACCCTCACCTTCATATTTAGTAAACTGTAACTGTTCTTGAGTAGTAATATCCATATTCCAGCCAGCCATATGATTTGCTACTTTCATCATCTCCCAACATCTTCTGTATGTAGCTTCATCATTTACCCAACAAATTTCAGATTTCCTAGGAGAGTTTTCTTCTTCAGAAGAGACAATTTTGTCCCCTTCCTGGTGTTTAGCTGAATGTGTTTTATCTTTGTAAAGTTCTATTAATTGTTCACAATGCTCTTTAACAAACGCATTGTGAATAACAAACGCTGGTGATTTATTGTACTCTTGGTTTCTAAACGAAGTGTGCATTATCTTTTCTTTCCTTGTCCTCTATATCTTTTATGGTTACGTCGTTTGTGTTTATTTTTAGGTCGGGACCTAACACTATTACCAATAGACGTTCTTTTTTTGGGTCCTGGAGTATGCTCTGAATATAGTTTACTCTTTTTCATCTAAAACTTGATAGTCTCCTTCTACTAAAACTTTATTTTCTTCATATATTTTTTTCATTTTATTTTCTAATTCTTCAAGAGACATGTCTTCTAACTTACCTGTACGTATAATTTTTTGTTCTATGTACAACCCTGCCGCTTTACCTCTTGCAACTTCTGCATTTGCCGCTGCACTAAACGCACCTTTTTCTAAAGCAGCTTGTCTAATTTTAGCTAGTTCTGTTATGTGTTTTTCAAATGTTACAGAATATTTCTTTTGGTTCTCTTGTCTTAGTTCTCCAATATATTTAGCAACTAAAGGATAGTTATTTGGATTCATTAATTGTGATGATTTGACTTGCGCACTTCCTTCAGCATATCCTGCCTCTATTGCGCATTCTGTTTGTGTCTTACGGCCTTCATTAGCAACCATTAATTGACAAAACTTTATTTGTTGTTCTGTGAGTTTTTTAGGTATACCCATAAGGTATGTTATACTATGTATAACGTAAGATAGTCAAGCTATGTTTTGCCATTGTGTTTGTAAAGGGTCAGACCAAACTGGGACTAGTTTCTGTCCTCTAAAAAATACATCAGAAACGTTAAAATTTATGTCTTCGTACCAAACCATGTCTGCACCAGCTGCTACAAGACGTTCTCTTTCTGGTACCCATATCTCATCATACACTTTAGTCATTCCTAGTTTAGAATGATTATAATCTACAGGATCAAACTTAAAATCTATGTTTGGTAGTTTGCCGTGATGGTGTTTGTTTACGGCGGACATGTATGCGCTGTACAGCCAGGCGTCTTTGTCTCTACGATCTAAAACAATATATTTATCAGCGCCTTCTAATCTTTGATAGGTGTACAAATATTGATATTTAAAAATAATATTATCTTGTTGTGGTAATACAGGAGTAATCACTTCATACTCCATGTCGTAGTCTGGTAATAACTGGTGTAAGTAACACAACATCCAAGTGCTGCCGCACCTACCTGGATTAACTATGCAAATTTTCATATAACTCGTTTCCGATGCAAATAGCATCTAGTTTTATTTTTTTAGCGTCCTCTATTGTAGCAACAATTGGTTTACCTTTTATATTAAGTGATGTGTTTCCTACAATTGGAACATCAATAAGTTTCTCAACTTCATCTAACAATTCATAATATACTTCGTTCTCTTGTGGTACAGTTTGATGTCTACATGTACCGTCGACATGAGTAACAGCGGGTATACCAGAATATTGAACATTAGAGTTATACAACATATGCCTACTAACTGGTAAATCAAAAAACATATGCGCATAATCTTCTTTTACGCTTGCACCAAAAGGTCTCCACCATTCTCTTTGTTTTACTTTGTTGATTGTTGTTTTGCCGTTTTTGTGTGTTGGATTAAAAAGTATACTACGATTACCTAATGCTCTTGGACCAACCTCACCGTGTCCTTGATACCAACCAACTACTTTGTTTTGTGCAATAAGTTCGGCAACTCGCTTAATTAACGACCTCTGAGGCCTCTCATGTGGTGATTGATCGTCCTGTTCCCAATGATTTGGCCTCTCAATGTCATGTTTATCCAACAAAAAATTCAATGCACCTATACTGCAACCACCATCATATGCCCAAGGATAAATTTCAGGTTTATAACCAGCATCAATCATCGCTCTATTAAATACAACGTTTTGAGCAACGCCGCCAGAATAACCAAAAGGTTCTCTAGTGTGTATGCGTGCTTGTAAGTTTTGTTCACAAAATTTATGAACTGTAGCAATGTGATTAATATCTATGTCCAAAAGACTATCACTTAAAGATTTTACTGTTGTTCTAGGAAAAGGAGATTGTAATAAATTTTTAATCTCTTTCATGTTTGGTTTGCCGTAAGCTTGCAAACCCATTATCTTTCCAGGTAAGTCTATCAAAGAAGAAAAATCTTTCCAATGTTTTTTTATATTATCCTTTGTTAAAAAATCTTTAAACCATCCTTCTAATAAATGAGGTTTACCATAATTTTCTTCTCTCATTTTTAAATCAAATTTTCTTAAATCTTTTTCGTTATCAAAATATTTAGACCAAAGAGCTGTGTTTAAAACTGTTGGGAGAGGGAAATCTTTAATTCTTTGTATGTTGTCACCCTCTTGTACTAATCCTGTATACCAAGTCTGTTCTTTGTCAGTACCAGGACCCACAGACCAGGCATCAACAACATAATTATAATTATATTTTTTTGGTGAAGACAACAGATGAGCATAATGATGATCTAAACGATAATGTGTGTCTGTTACTTTTGAGGGGTCCTTGCCTTTAAGCCAGGTTGCTTGTGAAATAATAGGATTTTCTATTTCCCATTCTTTTAAAACTTGTGTTGCCCAGTCTACAGAAGCATGTGCGTGTTTCACACCTGTCTGTCTTTCTGCTTTTCTATATAAAAACTTTCCGTTTTTGTACGCAGCTATACTGCTATCATGTACTGTAAGACCTAATCCTACTAAATTCATATTCTACTCTATAATTTTTTTTATTTTTAATCTCCCCATGTCTTCGAAGACTACGGCCTCTACTTCCTTACAGCTCATGTATATGCCTTCTTGATCTTCTCCAATGTTGCGAGAGATAGTGCGTTTTTGTTTGAGACAATCACTAAGACCATCTGTAGGCACCATTTCTATTGTCGAACCGTTTTGTATCATAAGTATTGCGAACACAACTTTAATGGTTTCCATTTTGTTTAGCCTCTAAATCTATAATACGATCTTCATGAAATTGTATGACCATGTCATTTTTTAATATCATTGGAATCTCTGACTCCATCTGTTCTTTTAGTTTATCTACATTCTCACCCAGGTATTCCACCAACATGTAGAGCTCTTGGACTTGTGGACTGACCATGCCGCCCTTGGGGACAGAATCTATAAAAGCATTTGCAGCTTCCAGGTCTTTGTGCATTAGTCTTATGTCTGACTCTATAGTATTAAGTCGCTCAATGACGCCAAAGGCGAACCAAGCACCCACAAGAAGACTGCAAACAATAGTAAGAAGGTTACGCGCCGGCATTGAGATAGCGGTGTTTTCATCGACATCTAATCTTTTCATTTAACACTTCCATCTTCTACGTGCCTGTCTAATTCTAGAGTTAGGATCGTTTTTAGTTTTTTCTGATGATCTTTTTAACTGACCTGCTGATCGTGCGCAGTATGATTTACGCCTCTTTGCAGCTTTGCTACCTGGTTTAACTTTACCGGTGACTGCAGTTTTTAATTTGCTTCCAGGGTTTGCACGTCTATAGGCTTTTACACCTTTAGCTGTCATACCTGCACCTGATTTGGTCTTGCGATAGTTTGCGCCCTTACCAGTTGTGGTTTTCGGTATTTGCCCCCTAGTTGTAGACATTACGCTTTCTTGCTAGTCTTCTGACTTTGTTTTATAGCTTTAGCAGTTGGTGCACCTTTAGCGCCTTTTTTACGCATTTTTTCACCGCGTTTTTTCTTTTGTGCGATGTTGTACCATAAACCTTTTTTAGCAGTCCTGCCGTCTTTTGTTACGTGTGTGTTTTTAGCCATTACTTAACCTTTCCGCCTCGCTTCATGCGTTTCTTCATCATGCCGCCGCCCATAGCTTTAACTCTTTTTTTCTTTTTCTTCATCATAGCAAAATCTTTTCCGTCAATTTTACCATCTTTGTTTTTATCTAGTTTTGACTGTTTACCTTTAAGTCTTTTTTTCATACCGGCCATGTCTATATCTCCTATAAGATTGTCGTTTTAAAACTGTGCCCTCGTAGTAGTCACGGGGCCACGCAGAATAATATCCTTTTTTGTGTAAAATGTCACTAGACTTTTCTAGCTTATCAAAATTTTGTATTAGCACCATTATGAACTCATTGTCTGGTTCCCAATCACCTGTATCTAAAAACTCTACAGGATCGTCTTCCTCATCATCGTATGGATGTGATGCCATTAGGTATATGTCCTGGGGCACAAACACTACATTGTAAGCATGTATTACAGCACTAAGCTCTTCGGTGTCTATTTTTATGTCGTCACACCCTACAATAACTATATCTGTAGCAGAATCCTTAATGAGTTCTGTGCCTTCTACGATACTGTCTATTAGTTTAGTGTGGTCTGTTACTTCCAGGATCTTTAATGCTTTGGTTTCTCTAGCTTTCTTTGCATACGGGCATACAGGAACGTTGCCCAGGGCTTCACTTGGCTGTTCTATATAGTTTTTAGACCAATCAAGTATGTCTTCAGCTATCGTTCTCATTTAAATGATTTTTTAACATGTCTAACAACCAGGGATTATCTCTGTACACACCCATCATAGCATTAGATATTGTATTTACAGTCAATTCTTCTGCATCCTCTTCCTTAAGTGGTCCGTTTGCTTGGTTAAGAGAGAACACATAAACTACTGCATGTAGTATTTCATGCCATGTAGTATTGCAGCGTTCTTGTCCACATAGTTTGTCTTGAATATAAATAACACCCTCTCTGGCCCGGTACTCACCATAGCTCTCTGTCATGTCATCTAATATAAAACTAGGATTTACATATTTAATCTTAAGGGTTCTATAACCAACTTTAACTTCAGTAGGTCTGCCATTAGCTGGTACTTCGTGTGCTTCTGTTAGTATCTGTTTCTTCTTTATCATATTTTTTCTCCTGTATAGTAAGATTTAGACCCCCCATTGTCAAAAAATTTGCAACAATTTGCGCGCGTAACCAAGTGTAAGGTGGTAGAGACGGTAGACTTGGTAGAGTAGGCGGTAGCTTGTTTCTTTAATAATATCATATACTTACCGTAAAATCTACCGTTACCACGTCGTTTTGAACTTTTTTACAAAAAAAATTAACACTAGGGGGTCAAATCTCCACTATACGTAAAAGCAGTATTACACAAAATAAGCACTATTGGGACCGTATACATGACAAGAATGGCCTTATCTATGTGCATTTGCTCCCAATTTGATTCAAATAAGAACTCATATAGCTTTCTTTTTAAATATTCTATCACGTGTTATCTAGGTCTTTCAGGTATCTTGACTCACAAAACAGTTCCCAACTTTTTAGATCGTCACCATGTTTAATTATATGAGGTGTCAATAGTTCCATTTTGTTTAAATGTATAAAATTATGACACTGCCAGGTATCCTCAAAAGACTTCCCTGTGTACTCTCTCATCACCGCTTCATTTGTTCCTGCTACTAGCAGGTATATTGTTATTACAAAATACATAACTAACCCCTGTTTTCATAAAATAAGTCAACTCTTCTTAACCATTCATACTTCGCTTCGCGTAGTTCGTCACCTGAAATCGTAAATTCTTGATAATACAGGTCAGGAGTACATACCATATTGACACATTTATCTATATTTGTGCCATAAACATTGTCATGAGCCATCGCATAGCCTGCCATTTGCAGCTCATAGTCCCTGATCCATTCCTTCTGCTTCGGTTTATTACTTTGTTTGAAGTCTATAATAGCTAAATCACCATCTAATCTTGCAATTAGATCACAAGAACCAGCGTACAAACCAGGATAGTACAGCGTTGCTTCATTACCATATATTTCATCTATTCTATTATCAATCCCGCGATCCACGATTTTTTCTGCCATTTTCTTGGCAACCAATCCAAGGTCTGTCAGGTCCATGTAGCCCTCGCCGAGACAATATTTCTCTAGATAGAGGTGCATTGCCGTGCCGCGCGCTGCGCTAGTCTTTGTTATTTCAGCCGCTTTAGCATGTCCGACACGATCTCGCCACCTTTGTAAGCCAGCCGCTTTATCTGAGTCTTGAGTCGCCGATAAAATGCTAGTAACCGATGGGAGAGGCTGTCCTTGAAGAACATCTGTAATAGTATAATGTCTGCTACCCTTATGAATGGCGCGAGTAGAAGTCGGATAATTATATTTTTGTACATTTATTAAATCCATTATGGCATCTTTCTAAAAATTTTCGACCATTTTTCTCTATTGTACTCAGAAAGCCTTATCTCATCAATGCGTTTAAATAACTCATCCCATGAAATATCTTCACCCTCTAAATTTATTTTCATAGTCATAGGTCCTTTGCCTGGATACAGCTTATCCAGGTAACCTGAGCAGCGCCACATACGACGTGTGTCGCCGTCTTCTACCGAAGTTGGTCTGGCATGTAGTGTAATTGCCTGGTCCATGTAAACAACCTCACCATCTTTCCAGTTGTGTGTGTAGACGTATTCCGGTTTATCCATCAACGACCAAATATGTTTTGCGTATTTGTTTGACTCTTCCTTAGACATGTCCAAGAAATGACTAAACAAAGTTCCAGGAAAATGTATACCAGGAACACCGCTTGCTGTTTCTGCGCGCAGTGGTGAAGTTAGTCCATCTAAAGGACAACCATTATATTTCATAATAGCGTGTTGTTCTTCAATAAGGTCTCCTGCAAAATGATTGATTTTAGTCATGTCCCATTTATGCACTGACTTAAGTTCATCGACTTGCGACTTGTCTTCAGCGTTTAGTTTGTCATAACACTCTCTTGTTGACATAAACGTTGTTTGTGATCCTTCGCTACCTTCTACACTTGCTAAACCTACAACACGTTCTGCTGATTCAAAACTTGTCTGGTCATTATGCCAACCAAGTTTACCATTTGTAAAAATACCAAGAGCCCTACCTCTTCTATCTTTTTGAAAAGTTACTGATTGCATGCGTCCGCGATGACGTGGGTTTATTAATTTACCAATACGTGCAGTTGTGTTACGCACTGCATTCCAATGCAACCCTTTTAATTTACCAACACCAATTCCATATATAACAGGACTCATAGCAGAACTTCCCCAGGAATTTAAAATATCAAAATGTCTTTCTTCTGTTAATCTTTGCTTAACCACAACAACTTGTTTGTTGGCTACTAATCTACCTATGTCAGGTATGTGTTCGTCTTCAAATATATCAAAGTCAAACGCCTCAACTGCGTTTTGTAATTCTTGTACTTTCACGAGGACCATCCTTTCTTAATTGGAGTTTTAAAACTTTTGTCTAAATATTTGTGCCAGTCCATTATACCAATTAATTCAAGGACTTCAAACGGCTTTAAATGTTCAAAATCCTCCATAAATATTGTTTGACAGTTTTTAGGTTTCATAGCTCTGTATGTTTTCCACGTTTGCTCCATGCCTTGTGTCCACCTATCCAAAGTTTCGGGCCTCGGTCCAAATTTTTTGAAACGCTGTATCAAACGTTCGTCTCCTTCTTTAAAATGATAACAACCTGTCGTCATGGATAGATACAAACTTTTTGTCTGAGCTCTTACACCACGTCGCTCACAACTTATGTAGTCGACATCCCATTCTGGTTTTGGATTTGTAACAAGTGGATATTTTAACAACACAAAATATTTATTTAATAACTTACTCAATATTTTTCTTCTTATTTGTTTAGCTGTTGTGTCTGGTTCCATGGTTGTAAATATAACATTATGTAAACCACCACGGTTTTGTTCCTTTCCGCGTACATATTGTCTTCCAGGGCTGTTAGTTATTAACAAACCATTATCATAAACAGAGTCTATAACTTCTGGTACTAAAAACTCATTAAGTCCTATGTAGTTACACCTATTAAGATCATACTCTCTTTTATAAATAGAATCAAAAGCACCAATACTATCGTCGCCTTCGCGTGCTCTATAGTATCTATCCATACATAGATATAAATATGTTGAACCACATCTCCCGTTGTGTAGTATAATTTTACTCACTGAAATTTTTGTTTGTCTTTCTCCGCGCTTCTTCTAAAAATTTTTTAATTAAATGCAGCTCAGCTTTTAGTTTTCTGTTTTCATTTTTCAACGCACTTAATTGTAATATATAACCGTCCGAACCATATATTTGATAACAAGTCAAATGCCATACATCAACAGCTTCTTCAAACCGCATTTCTAATTCCTCTATGTAATCTTTGTCTGTCTCAACAGCTTTGTCCATTCGACAAGAGTACTTATATTTATGTCCTGTTAGTTGTAGTCCCATGTTTTTTTGCGTATCTTTTGTATTGTAATAAAACTCTTCTCCATATTGGTTGAACTTTTGTCCAATATTTTGGAGGATTATCTAATAATAATTCTTTTTTAACTTGTTGTAAATCCACATTTAAATAGTTATCCCAATCTACTTCCATAAACCACGGTGCCCGCTTACCTCGCCGCCATCCTTCAACCACAACCTTACAAAAAACTATAAGAGCTGAGTATTTAATAGCAATATACCAAGGAGTTCCCGGTGGATATTTAGAAGGAAGAAAAGTGTTTCTTATACTCATGACAAAAGATGCATACAAAATTGTAGCATATCCTTCTCGCCACTCTTTAGCTAGATTGAATGATAACACACCAACTTCACCAAGAGCGCTAGTGTCATAACCGTTTAAAAAATGTATTAAGTCATGTTCCATGGTGTTATACTTAAAGAACTTTTTTCTTTTTATATTGCCACCTCTGTTTTCGTAACCAAACGTAAAAAGATCTACCATGTTATTTTTTGATAACCACGTTTGAAACTCATGACCAAATGTACCTGGTTTGAATGTGCCAGTTTTTATTTTATCTATGACGTCAACTTCTGCCTCAAACACTTTCTTGCTTGTTTCTGTTTTACTAAATCTATTGAAATTTTTTATAATGTCTTTTTTATCTAGGCCGTAAATAAACTTAAATATTAAATCAAGTGGAGGGTTGCTGTCAGTCTGTAAATGAGTTGCGTACTCCCAAATAAATTTTAACTGTAACCAGCGTTGTTTCATTTATACATTTTAACTAGTCTACAAAGTTTCTCCGAATTATTTGTTATAGCAACCATGTCAGACGTCAGTTTTTTTGTCGAGTTTTGAGTTATGGCTGTGCCGTTTTCTAATGTGCAGTTTTGTCCAAAAAATATAAAACAATCATCACCTTCTTTTGCTGCAGTGATTGTTGTACCTGGAGCCACGTCTGCTTTTTTAAACGACCACCCCGCTTCGTACTGCATTGGACACAATAGTCTTGTGTTTCTTTCTGTAATTTCTAATATTGTTTTGTAACAATCTGGGTCAAACTGTAAAGGTGAGTATTTCCAATCACATGGTGTTTCTCCTAATGTTGTTTTACCTTCACACCACCCTGAACCAAATTCAACATCTGTTGAGCTGTGATATTCTGCGTGTTGTTCTAGAAGAGACTTGTAATCATCAACATCTGCATCGGAAAAATTATCTCCATCTTGCCATTCATGTCTTAATCTTACTGAACCTTCTATTAAAAAATAATTTACACCTGACAATAATATATTTGGATAAGTTGAATGTGGTGTGTACAAAAAATTACCATTTATATCTTTTGCACGTTCAGTTACTGATTCTTTAACAATTCTTTGACCTGGTTTTGTTGCTCTAGATACAGATATCTGAATTTTATTCTCAAAATTTTCAACTGAAAACATAATATTAAAAATCATATTGTCTCCGCGTCTTTTGGTTCTACTGCTTGAATGCCATTTGGTTTTAACCAATTTTGAATTTGTGTTTTATCTTCTATTTTACCCTTTTCTTTTACCAACAAAGTTTCATGATCAGCATAATATGTTTCATGGTTTAACCCTAACTCTGTCATCCAGTCATTCAAGGCCACCCATTCAAAATGATGAATCTCATCATCAAAACCTTTTCTATTTTTTCTAATACTAAAAGTTTTAATAGTTAGGTCTGAATTATTTGGTGTTAAAGTTAGTTCCATTAAAGGGCTCTCGCCTTCTTCACCTGTTTCATCGTCAACATAACGACACATTTCTTCCGTTTCTAATAAAGATTTTGTCCAGGTAATCATCACGTAAAACTACCTTTGTTGCATACTAAATAAAAAGTTCCACTACTAGGCATTGCGCCAAGAATTGGGCTATTAGGACCATATTCAGCAGTAATACCATTTAGTCCGGACCATGTCTCAATAGTGCTAGCATAATGAGTAGGTGATTTTACTTTCATGTCACAAAGAAGAGAAGAAGTACTATAAACTTGAAAAAATATATTAGTGAAAATGGCTGATCCCACATTAAAATCAACATTAAATGGTGGAGCAACATTACTATTATTTGATGTAAAACTTCTTACTGTTCTTCCTGTAGAACCAACAGTAACTGACGTGTCTGACCAAGAACCAAAAGCTCCTGTAAAATGCCCTTGAGTATCTACTCCACTATATGTTGTACTTAGCTTTCCTCCTGTGGCTGCACTACTAGCACTTCCTTTACCGTACACACCAACACCCTCTGAACCGTAAAAATCTCCAAAATCTATTTGACCTGAGGTTGGAATACTTAAATTTTTTGTAACGTTATAAACGTAAGTTCCGTTTCTGTAATAAGTATCAATAGCA